ATGAATATAAGGCAGCCACTAAGAAACTTTATGGTGTTGTAAATTCTGGGAGCTCCGAACTTAAAGAAAAAATATTTCAAGTATATAAAATGATAAGGGAAGAAAGGAGTGTTTTTCCCGAAATTGCTGAAATAGAAGATATGTTTTTAGATATCATTGATGATGGATATTCGTTTATAGTTTACAGTAGTCAGTATGAGTATAAAATAAAAATGTATAAAGACGATGATACCCTTGATAATTTTGTACAATATACAAAATTTTTAGGCGAAAGAGTAAAAAGATTAAATGTTAACCCGCTAAAATCTACACTATCCAAGGCAGAAAGACTAAATGGATTTTATAACCAATTGGAAAGAGGGAAAGACAGATATGAGGTGAATGAATTTCAAGTGGTAATAAGAAGAACCGGTTGGCAAAAAAGTGGTAGAGATGGTTCTTGGAGTCCTGAATAAAAAAAATCTTATATGTCAAAGTATCTCAAAAATTGGAAAACTTTTTTGTTACAAGAGAAACAATTAGATCTTTTCCAAGGAACATTTTGGGAGAAACCAGAATTGAAATATAAAAATTACTGGCCAATCACACCCGAGGAAATAGAAGATTTACTTTTTGAGTTAATTGAAGGTAATTATATAATCAATTATTTTTTTTCATTTATTGATGAAACAGAAGACACACCTTATAATATAGTAGAATCTTTAAATAAAAGGGAATTGACTCCTTGTGTTAGAGTTGAGATAAGTCCACAAAAAGGTATTACAGATGAAGACTTATCTCACGTTCTAAAATCATTTTCAACAAGAGTAAAGCCAAGGTTTGGTAAAATTGAAATTTTCGATGACGATGGAATGTTAGAATTGAATAAACTCAAAATAAAGGGTGGTATTGAGTATGAAATAGAACCAGATGATATAGGTGATGTTTCAACTATTAATATAAATCTTATTTGGTTCAAACCACTTTATCTAACTGATAAGATGATATTTGAATATCACAATTTTGATGATAGATTGGAAGTTTATTATGATGATAAAGAGCAGGCTTATGTAACATACACAGCTGATACATATGCTCGTTATTTGATTTCCTCAAGAGATGATTACTATAATATATTGGTTGATGATAATGGATTTGATTCACTTTGGGATAGATATTGGGATTATGCGGATAGACCAGATATTGAAACACTTTTCAAATACTATTTACACATAAAAACTGTCCAATTGTTAGTAGATTATCTTGTAAAAGATTTTGAACAATTAAAAGAAATCAACGAGGATGAGTATAAAACTCTTGTTGGTGTTGGTATAAATTCAAAAGAAGAATTGATTTCAAGGGTTCAAAAGGTTGGACTTGTGGATATCGGCAATTTACTTTTTGAGATAGATGAGGATACTATTGGAGAGATAAGAGATTTATACAGTAATATGCAAGTTGATGCTTATGTAGATAGTACACAAAATGGAATAGTCAATGCTTTGGAACAAGTTATTGAAGATAACTTAGATACTAAAGTTGTAAAAACCTATTGGAAAGATGGACACCCATTCCTCACTATGAAATTCAATTTAGATTGGTTAGAATACTTTGAGGGGGGTGATGAATGGTTGAGTACTGTTTGGGGGGATTGGTTGGACAGATGTTATAGGAGCAGTAATGGATTAAGAGTTAGAATAGATGAATATGTAACACCAGATTTCAAAGACTTTAATAATCAAGTCCAATCAATGGTATTAGGAATGATGAAAAGAGAGGGGAGAACGACGACTGTTGAGATTACAGATTGAGATAGGACCTCAATTTCATTAACATAAACTCAGTAACAACATCAGAAGGAATCATTGAATTGATGTACTTAACATCAACTTTAGCAGTCTGACTCATTTTTTCAAGTAAACTACCATCACCCTTGATACTTATTTCATGATAGTCAGATTCAGTTAAAGGCAATATAACCGGATAGAACTTATTAGCACATCCTTTCATATAGAAAAGAGGTTTATCAAATTCAAATTTATATTCGTCTCTTAATACAATACCAGCTTCTTCTTGTAACTCCCTATAAAGAGCTTCCTCTGGTGTTTCACCTTGTTCGATACCACCACCAACACAAACTAAATGTTGTTGTTGACCCTCTTTGAACTTGAAAGATGGTACATATTCTTGTCTGATTATGAATTTATTAAGTTCAACTAAGTATGGAATACATATAACACAATCTTTATCATCAATAACAGACCACTCTTCAAACTTAACGACTTCCATCCCACCATCTTTAAAGAGGACCTCTTGTTTTTTGAATCTTTTGGATTCTTCGGATTTCATACTTGAAAATTTTTCCATTACAAATGATAAATTATTTCCTTATATATTAAAGATTCAATATTTGTAATTTTTTGTCTGAACTCTACACTTAATCTGACTTTTTGTATTATTGTTCTCAGTCAGTCCGTTTTCCAACTTAGCCGACTTTCTCTTCAAAACCAAACCCTCAACCGCATCACCCACAGTGATTTGGTTGAATATTTCAAGAAAAGATTTATCAAATGATTTTACTCTATACACATTTTCGGATATTGAATAAAGATATGACTTTTCCGAATCATTTGTTTTGTAAAGTTCATCCAAAATCTTTATTCTGTCGACAAAGGTTAAACCAACAAGATGGTTTGAATCCTTAACTAAAATATCAAATATGACAAACTTACTATTGAAAACATTTCCTGTTTCATCAATCTTTGATTTGTTCATCCACTCACCATTTAAAACCATCCAACCTTTGCCCCTATATAGGTTTCTTAACTCAGACATATCCAAAGAGAAACCAGATAGCAACTGACCGTGCCGATTATAAACATAGGATTTGTTTTCATTCATGTAAACAGTACAGTTACTACCATTCATTTTTGGCTGAGCTACCATACAGTTATTATCCCAAGATTTTAAATCCTTTGGTGGGATGGGGTTTTTTGGTCGAGGTGGGAAGATGTAAGAAAAATGGGTATATCCTATCATATTTACAAAGATATAAATAATTTTTTAATAATCAAACCATTTATAAACAAAATGATAAAAGATATTATGAAAAAGATTGCCCTATGTCAAATTGTAAAAAATGAATCTCATGTCATAAAGAGATGTCTCGATTCAGTAAAAAGATTAATCGACTATGTTCTAATAGTTGATACAGGATCTACCGACAATACAATAGAGACAATTCAAGAATGGTTAGCAGAAAACCAAATCGAGGGGGAGGTAATATCAGAACCTTGGAAAAACTTTGCCTATAACAGAACTTTCGCACTCAATAAGTTGATGGAAAAGGATTTTATTGATTATGCTCTGATGATAGATGCAGATGAAACACTTGTATTTGAGGATGGGTTCAACGCAGAGGATTTCAAATCAAACTTGACAGACGAGATTTATAACGTCATAACAAATATGGGTGGGTCAACTTATGTAAGACCACAAATAACATCCAATAAAAAATCTTTCGAATATTGTGGTGTAGTTCATGAATTCTTAAGTTTATCAAATGCTGGGAGTATGGGGAGAGCATTTGGTTTTTTCAACTCACCTGTCCAAGATAGTAACAGAAATATCAGTGGCAATAAGTTTTTACAAGATGCAAGTTTGCTCGAATCCGCAATAGCAGATGAACCAGATGGTTCTTGGATAAAATCAAGATACACATTCTATCTAGCACAATCCTACAGAGATTCTGGACTTAAAGAAAAATCTTTAGAAAACTATCTAAAAAGAGCTGATATGGGTTATTGGAATGAAGAACAATATATCAGTCTATATAATGCGGCAAATATTATGAAAGACCTTGGATATTCCAAAGGTGATGTGATTCAAACTTATATGAGAGCTATTGAACTTATCCCAACAAGAGCAGAAGCTTTCTATGGGTTTGTCAATTATTGTAGATTGAATGCACTCCATCAACAAGGTTATATGATTGGTAAATATGGAATAGATTTACAAATGCCTGGCGATGGTCTATTCTTGGAATCTTGGGTTTATGACTATGCTCTTCTAGATGAATTTTCAATAGTTGCCTTTTGGTCCAAAAACTATACAGAGTCAAGAGATGCTTGTATAAGATTACTCAATGGAAATAAATTGCCCGAACATTATGTAAACCGAATCAAAGAAAATTTACAATATTCTTTGGATAGACTCGGACAATAACTTATATTTGCACTTATGAAAATAAGTTCAGAATGCATTCTCCACAATATAAATACTTTGGACTCCGTTAAAAGGGATTTCCCCATTTTGATTAGTTATGAAAATGAATCTGAGCCGTATAGAAAAAGACAACTATGGTCTGAGTGTAGTTTATATGGATTACAAAATTATACATCCTTCATAGATTTAATAAACATCACTAAGGAGAATAACCAAGAGATTTTCTATAAGAAGAAAATTAAAATAAAAGATTTCCAAGAAATAGTCACAAACTGTGCCATAGACGAAAAGGTTAAAAAGTCTTTGAAATCCAAGGGTAAAATAAGTTTTGCTAAACTTATCAACAGTACTAAATGGGAAATCTACTCTGGTGATAATAATTATCGATTGAGAAAAAAATATGCGAACAACTTTTCTAAAGCCCAAGCAATCATTGCAAATTTTTGTATTCAAAATGGTGTAGAGATTGATTCCCCCACAAAAATAAATGAGTTTTACACAACCAAACTCACACAAATAGACCCATCCATAAAACAAGAACTAGACTTAACAAATGAGGTTGTTGATTATATTGTCAATAAACTGTCAGAAAAAAACTACGATTTTAAAAAACTCAATGTTGATGGTTTGAATAGATTGATAAGCGATAAACTATCCAAAAAAATAATCGATATAGACCAAGGTGAATCTGTAAAACTTATTGATGAAAGTGAATTTCATAAACACTTAACTTTCGGAAAGGTTTATAACATTATCTCAAAAGACTTTCAAAGTGGTAGATTAACAATTCAAATAGAGAATGATTTGGGATTGACAAGACGTTACCCATATAGAATTTTTGAAACAGTTTCAAACTTGAGGAATAACGCAATCGATGATTTGCTTCAGTTATAAAATTATATATACTGAAAATAAAATTATTTGATGCTTATTGAAACAATAGAAACGCAATCCACTAGTTTAAATCAGGTTTTAATAAAACAGTTCAGAAATCCCCACTTTTACGAAGGAGATTTTATCAAAGGTTCGAAAGAACTAACAAAGAAGGTATCCACCACATTATTAACTGACCGTTGTTCGATTTGGTTATATAATCCTGATAAAACATCTATAATATGTCAACAACTTTATATACTTAAAGATGATTCTTGGGAACAAGGTTTGGAATTATTTGAAAAAGATTTTCCATCCTACTTTGAAATCCTCAAAACCAATCCTATAATAGTAGCAAATGATGCGCATACACATCCTGCGACATCTTGTTTCTCGGAAACCTACTTAAAACCACTCGGTATAAATTCATTATTGGATGTACCTATCTATTATAAAGGTGATATAGTTGGTGTTATTTGTTTGGAGAACTTTGAGAAAAGGGAATGGAAAACAGATGAAATAGAATTTGCAGAAATACTTTCTAATCTTTTATGTTTTGCACTTTATTCAAAAGAAAATTTGAATCAGAAAAACAAACTACAAGAAATCGAAAGGTTTATTGACGAAGCCTCACTGGTTTCAAAAGCTGACAATAAGGGGAAAATAACCTATGTGAATAAAAAGTTCATGGATGTATCTGGATACACACTCGAAGAGGTTTTGGGTAAAGACCACAATCTTGTGAACTCCGGTACACATCCCAAGGAGTTTTGGAAAGAAATGTATAAAACTGTTTTACTTGATAGAGACATTTGGCACAGTGTAGTTACAAATAGAAAAAAGGATGGAACTTTATACTATGTAGACAGTTATATAAAAGCGGATTTCGATCCAGAGACAAAAAAACTCGAAGGTTATTTATCTATTAGACAAGATGTCACTGAACTGAAAATAAAAGAAAATGAAATTAGAAATAGAATGGTCGCCATCAACAGATCCAATGCTGTAATTGAATTTGATTTGGATGGTAAAATTATGTATGCTAATGAACTTTTTTGCAAATTAATGATGTATGAAGAAAAAGATATAGTAGGTAAACATCACTCCATCTTTTTAGATGATACATATAAAAATTCTCAAGAGTATAAAGATTTCTGGAAAAACCTGAGAGAGGGCAATTTCGCAACTGGAGAATTTTCTAGGTATAAATCCGATGGCGGTATTGTCTGGATACAATCTTCGTATAACCCTATTATTGGATATGATGGTAAAGCATATAAAATAATGAAGATTTGCCAAGACATAACAGATAAAGTATTACAATCTCAAGAAATAGAAAAGAAAAATACTTATCTTGAACACGCTGCCAAAATTCTAAGACATGATATGCACTCAGGTATCAATACTTATATTCCAAGAGGTATAACATCTTTGGGAAGAAGAATAACAGATGACGATATCAGAAACCTAAAAATAGAAGCCCCACTTAAAATGATTAAAGAAGGTTTGAGACATGCCCAAAAAGTTTATACAGGTGTATATGAATTCACAAATCTCGTTAAGAAAGATGCTTGTTTGACAAAGAAAGAATGTAATATTGGTGAAATATTAGACGATTACCTTTCTACCACCTCTTATAAATCTCAGGTTGAAATATCTGATAATCTACCGACACTAGAGGTGAACGAATCTTTGTTTTGCACATCATTAGATAACTTAATCAGAAATGGTTTAAAGTATAATGACAGCACAGTTAAGTTTGTAAAAGTGTATTTTGAGGAACCAAACTTGATTATCTTGGAAGATAACGGAAGAGGTATGTCGAATGAGGATTTTTTACATCTATCAAAACCTTATGTCAGAAAGGAAAATCAAGCTGAAACTGGTTCTGGCCTTGGACTAAATATATGTATAGCGATATTGAAAGAACATCAATTTGAAATATCTGCTGAAAAGTTACCAGAATGTGGTACTAAAATAAAAATTAAAGTTCATTAATGATTGGAAGAATATTTTTACCGATTTTACTATTTTTATCTTTAAGTATAGTTGCACAAGATAGTTCAAAGATTTCCAAAGGAGTTGAATTTTTTGATAAGGGTGTAGTTGAGTCTGACGAAAGAAAGTTCTTAGCAGCTATATCAGATTACACGGAAGCCATCAAGATTAATCCAAAATATTCCGATGCTTATTTTTATCGTGGATGTGCACATTTTGAACTTGAAAACTATGAAAAATCAATAAAGGATTTCGATAAAGCAATAGCGGTAAATCCCTATTATGTAGATGCTTATTATTATAGAGGTCTAGCAAATGATAGACTCGCTGAGAAAGAAAAAAACAAAAATAAGATAAAGAAAATTGAACTACCAAGTGATTCTCTCTTAGACAAATCATTAAGCCCAAAAACTGCTAGATTCCTACAAAATTTAAGTAAAGTTGACTATACAAAAATATCCAAAGCGGAGGCAAAAGAATATCTATCACAAATCGATAGTGAGTTACACAAATTGATGGAGGAAAGTGATTCCATATCAAAACTTGATAAACCAAATATAGTTCAGTTGGAAGCCAATAAAAGAGCTATAGAAACTCTTCAACACCAAAAAAGATTACAATCAACAATAATCGAAAGAGAGGGATTCAAAGTCGAGGTTAACTTTTTACAAAAAGTTTTAATATGGGTTTCTATATTTATGGTTATAATGATAATCATCATTTCACTAACTTGGAAAACTTTAAAACAGAAAAAACGTATCGAAAAATTAACAAAAGATGTAGAACAACAAATGAATGACATCGAAACCAAAAATGGATTTTTGGAATATTCAGCTAGACTTATCCGACATGATATGCACTCTGGTATAAACACCTACATACCAAGGGGTCTTAGTTCACTAGAAAAGAAAATACCAGAGGATGTTATACAAAATTTGAAGATTGAAACATCTCTCAAAATGATAAAGGATGGATTGAGTCACACGCAAAGAGTCTACAAAGAGGTATTTAACTTTTCCAATTTAGTTAAGAAAGATATTGTCTTAGAAAAGAAACTTTGTAATATAAAATTAATTTTAGAGAATCATATTGAAAACACCGCATACAAGTCAAAAGTCAATATTTCTGAAGATTTACCCGATTTACAAGTTAATGAAAATTTATTTTTACTAGCTATCGAACATTTTATCAAAAATGGACTGAAATATAACGATTCCGAGGAAAAAGTAGTAAAAATTTATATGGATAATGAATATATATGTGTAGAGGACAATGGTCGGGGAATGTCTCAAGAGGAATTTATCGAACTTGCTAAACCTTTCGCTAGAAAAGAAAATCAAACTGAAACTGGTGATGGGATAGGACTTACGATAAGTTTAGCAATACTCAAGGAACATGCGTTCACCGTGTCATCTGAAAAAACAAAACCTAATGGTACAATAATAAAAATAAAAATATTTGAAAATGATTGAGTCAATTTTGTTGGTAGATGATGAGGATTTATTCCACTTAGTTTTTGAGGATGCTTGCTCACTCCTTGACATAACCCTCTCTTTACAGAGTTTAACTAATACAGACGAAACTGAAAAACTTTTTAAAGGATGGCAAAAAGATTCCGCCGGTAGACCAGAATGTGTATTTGTGGATTTAAATATTATTGGTTCTTCCTTTGATGGTATCGAACTAATAAGGAAAATCAATTTTGATTATGGAAATAACGTTGTCATTGGTATTATCTCTTCTTCAAATGAACCAGAAGAACAGTCAAGAGCAATGAAAGCTGGAGCTCAGTTCTGGATTATCAAATCCGATGAAATCGAACCAAGACTTGAGGATTTTAGAAAAGACTACGAAGGATATAAGTCAAGAAAAGCCCCATTCAAAATTTATAAATAATTTATGATAGTTTTTGATTCCAAATCCAAAAAGCAACTAATTCAACTCCTAGACGAGAAAAAGATTTCAATCGAAGGAAATATCCTAAAACTCATCGACACAACAAACGATGAGTCATTCGAGAACTATGTTAAAACATCAATAGAAAAGGATAAGGAATCAAGAAGGAAAAGACTTGAGGTAACAAAACAAGTACAAGTTCAGAATAAAGAGTTACTCGAGAAAAAAACGGAAATGGAGGATATTCAAAAGAATCTAGAAGAGTCTCTTGAAAAGTTACAAAAATCTATGGAAGAGGTGGAAGCTTCTAAAGAAGAATCCGAAAAGTCAAGACTTGAAGCAGAGTTAGCAAAAGAAGAAGCTGAACTAGCAAGACAAGAAGCTGAAAATGCTAAACTGAAAGTTGAAAGTGATTTGGACATTCTCCAAAGGAGAACTCAAAACGAACTTATCGGAACTATTGTAAAAGTAGCTTTGATGGTTATAGTTGGAGTTGGTATTGTAACAACTGGTGTTTACCTCCTAGCGATATTCACAGATAAGAACACCGAGGTTATTGCTTCCACTTGGGCAAACATCGTTGGTATCTTATTGACTAATGCTTTTAGTATTGTGGGAACTATTATGGGTGTTAAATACGCATCAGAGAAATAATCAGATAAGTTTTTCTAACTTATGATTTCTATGTTGTGATTTAGATTTCTCTGAAATTTGTTCACAGATGGATTCACATTCCTCAGTTACATACTCCATGTTTTTGTAAGTTCTATTGCTTGCATAAATCGATTGGTCAGTATAAAATGGTTGAAGGTCCTCATAATGAGCACAGTCAAATCCAATGACCCATTTGTCACCTTGTTCAGAAGCATAAGTTAATCCACCGTGACATCTTACAGGTATATTATCATAATCCTTTCCGAAGAAATCATTATCGGTAGTTAAACTAACATAACCACAAAGATGACCAGCTCTTGTGTTTCTTATTATATTACATTCAAATTGTAAACCATTTTCACAGGTATAGACCCATTCTTTTTTATTACCTTCTTTTTTAATTAGAGTTTCTAGCCAATTTTCCATTTTAGTATTATTTTAATAATATTCAACAAATCTTTCTTTTCCATCCTCGGTTAACTTATTCCATTCTTCAAGAGGTCTCGAATAGTAAGAACCAAAATGTATGGATTGATAGGTGACCAATGTCTCACCAGTTTCAGTGTGTTTTGAAAGAAATAGGACAAGGTAAAGTCCACCTTTGTAATGTTTATAAACATGGTCGGGTGTGGGATATTTCATCATAGGGGTAGATTTTCTTTTTGTCTTTTAAACCTTTTTTTGGAATAAGTTTCAATTTCACCCCACTCATTTCTAATGAAATAAACCTTTTCAGTTTCGTTTATGATTTCATACCATTTGTTTGGTATAATCTCAAATTCCACACCATAATCATCTACGCAAAATACTTGGTCTTTGCGAGTAATCAAACTTTTTTTATCCACAAGATACTTTTCCATAATATTATGAGGTCCGTCCTGGAGTTGAACCAGGCTTGAAGGATTTGCAGTCCATCACATAACCGCTCTGACAACGGACCTTACTTTAAGATTTCTTCTATTCTTTCATCCCTTTGTTGTTTTAAGAAATCTTCAGATTGAAGATCGAAAATATAGTTTTCATATAAAGTATCTAGGTACTCATAAGATTTATAAGCCTCATAAGATTGTTCTTTCAGGTATTCCAAATATTCTCTCTCATTCATAATACAAAGGTAATGCAAATAATTATTCTACCAAAATATATTTAAAAAAAAGGAACTCATTTAGAGTTCCTTTGTAGCCCCAGGTTGACTCGAACAACCATTAAAACTTTAGAAGAGTCTTGTCCTTCCCTTGAACGATGGGGCCATTATAAACGTTTATATCAAAGACTCTCAAAAAAGTTCTTCAATTTTATTCTTTCATCCCTATAATCGTCCCAAGAACTTAACTTACCCAAGTCGACTATATGTTTTTCTTTCTTATGACAAACATAATACTTTTCATTTTCAAATCCAAGTTCGAAATCAGCATTTTCCCAATATTCATCAATCAACTTATTAATCATTTTCTGAATAGATTCTTCGGTTGTAACCTTAATATTAAAGGGATTAATATAAAAGGGGAAGTCGGTAAGCTCATCTTCATCAAACATTTTTTCTCCCTCTTTATCACGGGATTTTTTCATTTTGGTTTGAAGAACTTTAATCCTCTCAAGGAGTTCAATTTTTTCGTCAATACAGTCTACTTGAATTTGTATCATGATAATAAGTTGTCTAATTTATCTTCTCTATTCATTTGTATAAAAAATGGGTCAGTTTTCATATAACTTTCTATCTGACCCCTCAAATCTCTTGAAAGTGGTTTATATTTGTGTCTAAATATTTGTAGTTGCTCGTTGGGATATTTGAAATGATAGGTCTTTAGGAATTCTTCATGAGAATCTTCCCACATACCAAGATATTCAACTCTGTTATTATGCCAGAATTTCTTTGAACCTTTGAATACATGTTTACCATAAAGACCAATCATTAAACAAATATAATCATTTAACTCGGATATTCAAAATTTCAAACTCCATTTTTCCAATAGGCACCTCAGCGATTACTTTCTCACCAACTCTTTTTCCCATAAGTGCACTACCGATAGGACTCAAATGTGAAATTTTACCAGATTTAATATCGATTTCATTCTCTGGTACAATCCTGTATTCAATCTCTACACCACTCTTAGTATTTTTAAACTTTACCCAAGTGAGTAGTTGAACTGTACCATCATCAATAATTCCTTCGAGGATTTCAGCATCAGCCAATCTCTGTGAAAGATTATTAATCTTCCTATTTAAATCATCAAGTGCGGTTTTTGCCACATCATATTCTGCATTTTCAGATAAATCTCCCTTATCTTTTGCTTCTGCTAAGTTTTGGATATGTTCCCTCAGTTGGGGACCTCTCATATCTCTTAGTTCTTGTTCTAGTTTTTGAAACCCCTCTCGGGTCATAGGTATTCTTGCCATAATATTTTTTATTTTCAATTTCAGTTATATTTATCTAAATCTAAAAGTTGGTTTATTTTTTCATCGGTTTGTATCTTTTTCATGATGGTCTATAAAGTTAATACTAATACCATCCATAATTTTGAAAATCTCATTTATGTGATAAGGTCTGAACTCAGGGTGAGTATCAACACCAACATCCATAGACCTACCAATACCTTTCAAAGAATTGTGTGAGTGCCCGAAAAGATGTATGCAACCTTTGTGAGAAGCTGGCCAAACTTGATGTGAGTAATGTGATAGGTGGAACTCCCTTGAACCGATTTTACCAGTAAAGACGTTTTGTACAGAACTAAAAAGTTCGATTGGGTTAAAAGAAGAATCCAAGAACTTTATTTCCTTATCTTTTATATGTTGGTCGTGATTGCCAAGAATAAGGTGAATATTTTTACAGATAAGTGATTTCCTAAAGTAGTAAATGTTGTGAACTCCACCAAAACTCCAATCACCAAGGTGATAAAGAATATCATCTTCACCAACTACCTTGTTGATATTGTGGACAAGAGCGTCATTCATTTCTTGAACGGAGTTAAAGTTCCTATATCCATTTTTCCAAACAGATACACTTGGACCAGCAATGTTGGTGTGACCGAAATGTGTGTCTGAGGTGAACCATATATTCATAATACAAATGTATAGTATTTTTTAATACTTGTCAAATTTAATATATAATACTTATGAAATATATTAAACATTTCGAATCTTTCCACCAAAGTGGTGTTGATGATGGGTCTGGTGAGGTTATGCCAGATTATAACCCAATACTAAATCAAAAGGTTAAAGATTTTGTTGAAGACCTTTTTACCAAAGGTAGATATGAAGATTGCGCAAATATGATAGGTGAGAAACTTCCAAAAGGTTTAGAATCAGATGAAATGGATGATTATGGTGACAAGTTAAAATCAAGAGCGATTAAATATTTCATAGAGAATCCCGAATTAGTCAGTAAAGAAATCGATTATCAAATGTTTAAAGTTCCAGGTGGGGATGGAATATCTAGAACAAATAACATAGGAGGAGTCATGCCAAGAAGATAACTTTTTTCACTTTATTTCATATAATTATTAAATTATATTTTAATAAAATGGCAAAAGAAAAGAAAGAAAGTGGCTCAAAAAAGTTCGAATTCAGTAAGGTTGGTTCACTAATGAACAACATTGCAAAAACTGTACCGATTATTATTGATAACCAAATCAAAGAAAAAAAGTTTATCTCAACTGGTGTTTACCTATTGGATGCAGCACTATCATCAAGACTTTTAAACGGTGGTGTTCAAACAAACAGAATCACTTGTTTTGCTGGTGAATCTGGTACTGGTAAATCCTTTCTCGCCTACTCCGTGGCTAAGAACGCGCAGAAAGCTGGCTATGGAATCGTATATGTAGATACTGAGTACTCAGTTGAACTTGATGAAATTAATAAGTTTGGTATCGATCCAGACCCCGAAAAGTTCATTCTTATCAGGTCAAATAAAGTTGAGGATATCAATATTACACTATCCCAACTCCTTGATAATCTTAAAGAAGAAAAGATTAAGGGTAGTGAAATTCAACCACTTATGATTGTTCTAGATTCAATCGGACAGATGGCATCTAACAAAGAAAAGGCTGACTTGTTGAAAGGTGATATCAAACAAGATATGACCAAAGCAAAAGCTATTGGTTCTTTATTTAGGTCTATCAACTCTGACTTAGGGTTCTTAGAAATCCCAATGATTGTATGTAACCACACCTATCTTACTCAGGATTTATTTCCACAAGAGGTATTGAAAGGTGGAAGGTCACTTGTTTACTCAGCATCAGTTATCGGTATGATGTCAAAATCAAAACTCAAAACTGGTGAGGAAGATGATATGGATTTGGGACAATCTGGTATTTCCGTATTATTCAAGACTGCTAAGAATCGTTTGGCCAAACCAAAAAAAATCCGTTTTGACATTTCATTCAACCATGGTATGAACCCATATACTGGACTCGATGCTTTTTGTAGACCAGAATATTTCGACCAAATAGGTATCGCTCAAGGTAAGGCTGAGGTTGATAAAAAGACTGGTGAGATGACATTTACACCAGGTGGTATCAGATGGTATATTTCACATTTGGATAAGTCAGTTACAACTAAGAACTTATTCACAAGTGAGGTTTTCACACCTGAGGTTTTGAAGAAAATGGAACCCATTGTGAATGATTATTTCAAATACAAATCATTAGATGAAATTGAAGATTTACAAAAGGACTTTGATAACATGGCTGATGGTGACGATACCAACGGATTTTCTGACAATATTTCTGCTGAAGATTTGTTTGACTAAAAAATCCTTTGTATATTTGTCAGATGAAAAAGTTATTTCTTGACGACATCCGAATCCCAAAAGATTGTGCAAATGGTATTGTACCATCACATCTCAATAAACTATATTGGGATAATGATTGGGACGTAGTGCGGTCTTATGATAAGTTCGTATCTTGGATTGTTAAGAATGGATTACCAGACTTTATATCATTTGACCATGATTTAGCTGATGTTCACTACACCATGGATTTTTCCGATAAGAACGATGGTGGAAAGGAAAAGACTGGTTATGAATGTGCTAAATGGCTCGTTGATTATTGTATGGACCAAAAGTTAGATATACCAAGTTTTATAGTACACTCTCAAAATCCAGTCGGGAAAGCTAACATCCAATCTTATCTACTGAACGCAAAACGGTTTGTAAAATAAAAAAAATAAATAATATATACTCTTATGAGGATTATATTATTTATTTTTTTATTTTTGGTTTTTTCCTGCTCAACAGAGGATTGTTATAAGTGCAAACAAGAGGTCACTAAATATTCTTCACCAATAATTAAAGGTTATCCCAAAAAATACACCACAAGTTTTATTGCTTGTGGTGAAAATATTGATATTGTAAGAAATGGTTGGGTAGAGGTTGATACTATCAACGATACTGTCTTTACACTTTATATCAATAAAGATTGTGTAAGAAAATAATCAAATCTTTTTGATACATTCAGGTCCGAAACCTGATTGAACCGAATCAGGGGTAGTTAGTTGACGACCACATCTACCACATCTACCATCATGGAAAATCTCAACTCTCGTATCAAGTGTTCCCATAATCAAATGGTGATAAACATAATCAAAAACTATAACAGATTTGGCATCCCTATCAATCTTTGATTTCTTTGAATGTCTGAAACTATAATTCATAATAGTTCCAATGTAGATATAAACATCTGGGCTTGTTAAAACATGGACAAAGTGAATATCATCTGTCTTATGTTTAACAATTTTATATGTGTAACGGTTTTCAGTTTGAGGATTTAAAAAAGTAACGAAGGCTTTACCCCCGAGAATAAAACTCAGTGCTTTCTCATTTGATATTTGTCCTACTTTCATAATACAAAGATATGAAAGTTTAGTGGATTTTACAAATTATTTTTCAAGATTTGGTATAAAAGCCAGCTGTCCACCAAGTCTTCAAATGGTTTAGGTACTTTACTAGCCCCCATTATATCATCTTTTAGTGTCCTACAAAGAGTTGACCATTCATCTTTTATTTCATTATTATCTACTATACACATAAACATCCCGTGTTTTGTCAAACTACCACCACTAATACCATAGGCATTTTTATAAACCCATTTTTCTTTCTTTTTACCCTCATTTATTGGTGGGTATGTCAACTTACAAGATTCTAACTTTAGGGTTGATGGTGAAAATACTGTAATATCGGTAGAAATATAATCAAATAGTTTTTTTCTCAATAAAGTTGAAAAGGTAACCAAGTCAATAATAGCACCAGCATCTGATGAATATGAATAACCTTCAATACCAATTTTTGTTGGTTGGGTTTTGTCGATGTTATCTTCAATGTCTTTTATTATCTGGTCTGTTATTTTATCATAGTCTTTAAGTTTGGTTATTTCCCCCTCAGAATAATTTTCAAATTCTCTATAATTGATAAATTTTAAATTAATTTTATCTTCGCAATACTTAAACCATTTACTAAAACCCGACTTATTCATTGCATCCTTTTCTCTACAATAGTTAAATAACTTTCCATTAACTACCATTGCTGTCGATATCAAAGATGGGTCCAAACCTACAAAATTCATTAAAATTTTTAATTTTTCTTATATATCAAATAGCACCAATCCCTAAAAACATTTTCTAAAATAAAACTATATTTATTATGATTATTGAAGAAATAGGCATTAGAGGTTTTAAGAGTTTCGGTAATAACGAACAAACACTAAAACTAAACAGTGATAGTGGTGAGTTAATTTTATTAACTGGTTCGAATGGAAACGGTAAGAGTAGTTTTATCGAAAGTTTCGAATATGTCCTTTATGGGAAAGTAAAGTCTATGAAAAAGAAAAAATGGGCGACATTATCTACTCTTCCAAATAGAATTAACGGTGAGTTACAAAACCGAATAAAGTTTATTTCAAACGGCACTCAAGTGGAAGTCGTTAGAGGTATTTCACCCAATACTTTAAAGCTCACCGAAAATGGTATAGAGAACGACAGGGCTGGGAAAGCAAACCTTGATGAGAAAATAGAAAACTATATCGGAATGGATATTGAAACTTTCAAGTCATTTATATCCATGTCTATTAACGATTTCAAGAACTTTATTAGCTTATCAAATGATGAGAAACAAATGTTACTTGACAAACTCTTCAACCTTGAGGTTATTAATATTCTCAATCAAATACTAAAAGATTTAGTTAAGACAAACAAGATTCAACTAGCAAAACATGACTCTGAAATCAATACACTAAATGATTCCATCCAAAGGATAAAGTTGTCTATTGATAAGGCTATTGAAAAGGAAAAACTCAATATCCAATCCGAAATTGATGAAATCAAACTACAAATCGATTCTAGGAAAGATGAATATCAGAAACTAAAGAAAAAGGTTGAAAAAATAAAAGAAAAAGAAAATCAACTCAAATCTGAACTCGATAATGAAAGAGAACAATATTCAAAGATTGGACATGAGATAAAATCCGCTCAGAAAGATATTGACCTTTATAATTCTGGAAAATGTCCGACTTGCGCAACTGATTTTCTAAATGAACATTTCGAAGGTCTCAAACAAACTCTCATTGAAAAGAAATCAACCCTTGATACAATTAAAAAGGAGATTGAGGACAATATGAGGTCTATCAGAGAAAAACAAACTAAACTCCAAGACATCTCAGAAAAAACAACAAAGTCATTCAACGACATCACCTATCTTTTAAGAAACTATAAAACACAGATAGATAAACTCCAATCTCAAAAGGACAATGAATCTGGTAAATCAAATGTAAATATTCAAGAGTTCGAAAAGGCTATTGATGATTTACAAACTAAAAAGACAACAAGTTTCGACAATCAAACTGTATGCAAAGAAAAGGAAACCTATTATAAAGAACTGACTAAGGTATTTGGTGAAGATGGTGTTAAGAGGACAATTATCTCTGGCATCATCAAACCAATCAACCATTTCATCCAAGAAAACATAAGGAAAATGAATTTACCTTTTCAGGTAAAACTTGATGAAACTTTCACAGCAGAAATCAAACAGTTTAGCAATACTATTGAACATGATAGTCTGAGCACTGGTGAAACTAAAAAGTTAAATCTTTGCATTCTAATAGCCTACTTGAAACTAATAAGAACTAAGAAACATATTAACATTTTGTTCTTGGACGAGGTATTTTCAAGTATGGATATTGAATCATGTGAGTCTATTCTGAATCTCCTAAAGTCATTTGCTAATGAATATAAGATTAATATTTTTGTGGTACATCATGCTATATTAAACCAAGAGTTATTTGATAGGATTCTACAAATTGAAAAGGATATTTTCACTACGATTAATGAGGTATCAGTTGATGAGGAGGAAAAAGTCAGAGTTGGACACTATACAGTAGTATAGAGGTTGTTTATTGGTAAGGTTTGAAGATCGAAAAGTTCAGAAGCTTCTTCAGAGAATTCATCTTCCACATATTCTAAAATCGCTTTTCTAAACTCCAAAGCATCTTTTCTATTTTGAAATAGGAAATTCTTTTCTTCTACTGGTCTACCTTGATTTTGAATTTGATATTCCAGGTCCATTTTAACAAACTTATCTGGACCAACAATAATATCAATTTTAACTGTATTACCATAATCAGATTTCATCACAACCGTTATACCATTGTACTCAGATCTATAATTACCAGACGACCAATCTTCAAAGTCAGTTATAAAAAACTTACCAAGAAAATGTTCTCTATTGGGAAATTGGTTTTGAAAAACAAAAGGGTGTGGATAGATTCTATCAAAACCTTCTTTACCAGCAAAAGCACTTATACCTTTTTCAGCAGCGTGTTTTTTTAATTCCCCTGACCTCTTTTTATGTCCTTGTTCTAACTTATCTGCAGCAGACATATAAGTAGATTTATAGAGTTCAAAAGTCATTATTTGTTTCATAAAAATATATATTAAAAACTAAAAATCTTTATTTAATATAAGTTTTATGAAAAATAAAAAAGTCATTCTGAAATTTATTTTGATATTTCTTATAAGTTTTATTGTGACCGAACTTGTAGAACATATACTTAATCAATATTTTTGGTTTGATTTTAAGATGATGACTGTGGGGTGGTTTGGTCTTATGGTTTTCTATGGTTTCAAGTACCACATTATTTGTTGTTTATTTCCTGCTATTTGGGCTGGATATAAATGCAGACATAAATCTTGCGAACATGAATATTGTCATGATGAAAAAAAATAAATTTATCTATGGCTATTAAAAAACTAACAAATACAAGTGCTACTTGTGGAAATATTTTTCCTGGAACTAGCACCACTACCGCAAATCCTTACTATTGGGGAACTACGACTACAGGTACCTCAACAGGTGTTTCTAATCTAACTATTACCCCCAGTACTCTTGTATCAAATAGTAATTCTATAAGTTGGAGTGATGGTGTTTTTATGAACTCAGATATTATTGAATATATAGATATATTCTATCAGTTTATGGGAATTGATATGGATTATGTAAGGTTTTCTAAAATGACTAAAGAAGAAAAGAAAGGATTTATTAGAGACCTTAAACTACAAAAAATAATTGACGACAAATGATTATAATTGAGGTACAAGGTGGAAAAGATGGATTAGAAAAAGCCTTGAAAAAGTTTAAAAGAAAGTTCGATAAAATCGGCATTACAAAAGAACTCAGAAGAAGAAAAGAGTTTACAAAACCCTCCGTTGAAAGAAGAAATGAAATCAAGAAAGCTAAGTGGAGGCAAATGAAACTAGATGAGTTAAATTAATTTATGGATATTAAGGAACATTTAGATAAAAATCTTTATGGTATCCTTGGTGTATCAAAGGATGCTACACTCAAAGAAATAAAAAAGGCTTATTACTCTTTGAGCAAGGTCTACCATCCTGACGCTAATAAAGAATCAGACCCATTAATATTTAATGAAATAACTATTGCTTACGACATTCTCAGTAATGAGGATAGAGAAGAGTGGGATAGGAAGAGTAAATGGGGTAAGGACTATGATGAATCCCAAGAGCTATTAGATTTTGAATTTGACACCTTGAAGAAAGGGTGGGATCCGGATATCTATGAGAACTGGAAAAGTGAAAACCAGTTAAATATACTTTTATATGTCGATAAAGATTTCAAAGGAAAAGTTGAATACGAAAGATATGTGAGTTGTAAGACCTGTTCTGGTAGTGGAAAAGATTTAGATTCCAAAATAACTATCAGAGATGATGCAGGCAATGTTCTAAAAATATTTGAGGGTACTGATGGGTGTGACTTTTGCGAAGGTACTGGTAAAAGTTGGATAGGTCAAGATTGTAGTTTTTGTGGTGGGAAAGGAAAAGTTGGTAATGAAGATTGTAAAACCTGCAATGGTGAAAAAAGGATTCTTGGGAAACAAAAACTAAAAGGAATCAAAATAAAAAAGGGCGAAGAAGCTCACCAAGTCAAATTCATGGGAAATGTATCCAAGGAAGATAAGGATATATTCGGAGACCTATGGGTTATTCTTCGCTGACCACATCGTCCCCTAAATCTATCTCCTCAAACGGTTCTGAGTAATTATTGGCGATTGAGGATTTACCCGGGGTTATTGAAATTCTATTTTGATTATTAATCACTCTGAAATCTATTCCCAAGTCAACGTTTCCTACAAAGTCAAAAGATGTGTCAGTGTAATCTATTATAGGAGCCACTGCAACTATAGGATTTTTAACTGTCAAATCAATCGATGCCGTTGCCGATGGGTAATATTTGAAGAACGGAATCATATCCACCTCATATAATCCTATTCTTTTCAATTGTATATTCATATTTGTTCTATAAATAACTGGGTCTGGGTTCTGATTAGTAAGTATATCTTGCACACCTATAGTAATATCAAGATTATTCAGGTTATAAAAATACTCTGATATGGATGTCGTAGATTGAAAGTTCTTAGGTACTAATGTCTGTTGTGGTTGTGTTGCTGTATCAACAAAGTCAAAAGAATATACACCATTGAAATTTGGAATTGTCTTAGGGGTCTCCACATCAGCTCGGTAATACCTATTTTCGGGTAGATTTCTAACAAAAGTATTTTTTAGATAAATATTAAATCTACCTCTCGATATTTTACCCGGAAAGGTTATATCAAGTACACCCAAAGAAGCTGTACTACTAAGGTTCGAAATCACAGTCATTTCTGTTACCCCACCATTATTTAATTGATGGGGGGAATTCCATCCGGTTATACTATCAACGGAATAAGTCCAACCATTATTTGTTAGATTTAATAATCCCAAACTTGGTATGTTCGAGGCAAATGGTCTTTTGAACTGACCATAATCAACACCGGTTTCTTCATTAAATAGTTTATTAGAATATGCAACACCTTTTGTCCCTAACTTGTATTCAGTAACAACATTCGTCCTACTATTTCTCAAGTATGATGTACTACTCAACACATCATCTGTAGCATACCCATTTAAGTTTGGAATTATAGCTTCTGTTTTTTTAGGTATTTGTTGAGATTTAGTGCTTGTTCCATACAATATCACATCGAAATTTAAGTTTACTGATGAGTTTGTTCTATATACAACATCTATCCAGGATTGATAAGAGTTTGAAGGCGCCTGTGCCAAATTCTTATCTTTGAAAATAAAGTTCTGTATCAGTCCAGTATTATAACTAGGTAACCCATTGGATGTTGGGATATTTATCGATTTGAAATGACCACCTTCGAAATATCCATCGACAAAATGTGAATCAAACATCTCTGTGGTAGATGGACTTCCTCTAAAAACACCATTAACCCAAACACCTTGGAAAAAACCGTTCAAGAAAACACCGTTAAGCCATATATTCTGAGTCAAATATATCAGGTGATTAGTTGAATCTTTAACTATTTGCCTTATTTCAAAATTGGGCACGAACTCCAATGTAACTTGATTTAGGGCAACATTTATACTCCTAACTTTGAAACTTTGTCTCAATAATCTTCTCTTACCATTTATGTCAATAGAGACTATATTACCAATAGAAATTCTTCTTGTAGTTGTTATTCTCGATACACCATCAAACAATTGAATAGTTATTATCCAAGTCGTGTTGTTTAATTTATAAGTCTTTGATTGAACCACATCTGTTGCCCTAACCAAATCTTGAATGGTCAATGGAAACCAATCAGCGGACCTGTATCCATTATTCCACACACCATTTTCCCAAGTACCTGATTTGAAAATTCCATTTCCAAATTTCAATCCAACATCAGAACCATCAGATGATAGGGTTTGATACACCACATCTGGAGTAGATGGTAGATTAACAGTTCGGTCTATTAAGTTTACCGATTCTTGTAGTATATTATTTAAGCTAGGGTGATATGTTATTATTTTTGTAGTAACTCTAGCATTTAAAATTCTCAGTATACCATTCGATTTTTTGGAAATGTAAAATTGTTTTCCAGATAAATCGACCGTATTATCCGTAGTAACATAATATGAAAATTTCAAACTATATATCTTAGCATAATAATCATATATTTCTTGCCCATTTTTTGTATAATGATATTCATCACTATCAAGAGCGAATCTAGAGAATGACAATGATCCTACATATACCTCCACCTCAACAGTTTTAGCTAACTCAACAGCAACGGATAATGTTACTGTATATTGTTGACCCACTTGGGTGAAGAACGAGGTTGTACCACCGGTAACCGCATAAAGATTAACAGACTCCGGCACATCGACCAGTGAAACAAATGTTGTTGGGTCATACCTACTGAAAATATTATAACCGTTTAATAAAGACCCTAGATTGTAAGAATTCTGACCACCATAAGTTACAATATTATAATCCCTTGAAGTTTCTACCCTTGCAGGTACCTTTACTAAGTAAGAAATTCCACCTATTTCCAAACTACCATTTTTTGTAGATTTGACCCGGTTAAATGTCCTCTCAATCTTCCAAGTTGACTTTAAAAGTGGACTTCCAGTAATACTAGCCTTTCTTGGTGAAGAAAATCCTCCTCCACCACTAATAGTATAGACCAAACCATCATAGGTTTCGGACTGAGAAAATGTCCACCCGGATGAGCCAGTAAGACCATCATTCCTGACAAGAGTTTCAGCAGAGGCACTAAAAACATTTATCATGTGAAATGGCTCGTTAGTAAAAGATAATGTGGCACCAGTTGATTGTATAAATTCCGCACGATAGTCACCAACTTTCAAAAATATTTCCTTTTCCCTACCATCTATCATTGCATAAGTACCGGTTGCATCCAATGCAACTTTAGAAAAGTCATAAGGAGATCCATCCCAATTGCCATTTCTCCAAGTACCATCCATCCAGAATATATTTTCAGCAGTTCCATATTCCCAAGTACCATTTTCCCATTTGGCACCGGACATATAACCAGATTTAAATAAACCTCTTTTCCAATTTGAATACCAAAATGAACCCGTTTTAAAAATCCCATCGAACCACACAGCGTTTTCACCAAAAGTTGAATTTGAAAAACTACCAGTGAAATCTCTGTCTATGTACGGATTGAACACCCCACCATCAAATGTGCCTCTTCTGAAAGACCCATTCAACCATAAGGAATTCACTATAGAAGCACTGTCATGAGTAAATGTTCCACCCATCCACAAAACGTTCTCGAAAGCCGTCTGAACAGGTTGATTACCAATCTGAACCTCAATATCTTGACCAGCGTTAGTTCCTTCTTGGTCTGGCAACTCAGTTAGATTTTTCAAAACATAACCATCTTTCCAAATACCATAATATTCTGTTGTAAAACTATTGGCATAATCGAATTCATAAATAGAGGAACTGCTTGATATTATTCCAGATGTTGTACCACTTCCAAAAAATTTACCATTTGCAAAATAACCATTATTCCAAAATCTACCTGAGAAAATACCTGATATAAATCTACCACCATACCAAACTGAGTTTGCCGTCAAACCGCCATATCCGAAATCACCAGAGTTGAAATTACCAGCTTCCCATGAATAGTCGGTTGGGTTTGATGATGAATTTGTTGGACCAACATTTTCCCACCCATAGTAAGACCAGAATTTACCATTATTAAATGTACCATCCTTCCATCTCGCTAAATGTGTTATTCGGCTACCATTAAACTCACCATTGTACCATATTGTTTCATTTGAATCTGTTGCGCCATAACTGGTTAGTTCACCAGAATTAAATATACCATTATACCAATATACTTTTCCATAACCACCCATTAAAGCATTTTCAACGGTTCCTAATCTCCACAAAGATTGTGTCTCACCTATACTCAAATAGTTATAGTGCCCGAATGTAGTATCTTTGTAAGATAAATTGTTTCTTCCGAGTGTACCGTTTACCCAAGTACCCCCATAGAAATCGGAATAATAGAATTTACCATTTAAAAAATCACCACCTAACCAAATAGAATTGAAAAACTCACCAGTCTGAAACTTTCCAGACAACCAACCCCTCCATATAACATTACTATCGAAACTAAGAGACTCACCAGTGTAATCCTCACCTTGATTCATCCCTCTTGAATTTATAACTCTACCACTTAGGAAATTACCATTTTGCCAGAAACCCGATGAGAAAATTCCACTACTAAACGTACCACCATTCCAAATAGCACTATGTACTATTCCAGAATTAAAATTACCGTCGACAAAATGAGATTTGTAGATGACACCATCATTTATTGTCAAATTATTTGATTTGAAAATAATATTTATCAATCGTAAATTATTCAAATTGTTGGGTAATAAATCACTATCGAAATTATTAAATGATGGGTTATCAAAGACAATATTTTTGAAAGATGACCTTTTGAAAAATCCAGAAATGATTGTGGAATTTTCGATTGAGAGTTTACTCAAAGTTGTATATGTATTAGTCTCTGCCCCAAATATTGAATAAGTGGCACCAAATTGTTTGAACGATTCAGTTGAAAATTGAGGTGTTATCGTTACAATCGTATTTGTGTTATTTCTTGATGGGGTATTAGTAACCAACCATCTTCCAGAAAGTGATACAGAATATGTACCATATAAATACTCAACAGAGTTTAACCAAACAGAGTCACCTCTTTTTATATCAAAACCTTGAGTGTCATGAGTCGAATCATATTTCCTGTTTCTTAAATAAACACTAAGTTGTGTATCGGAAAAATACTGAATATTCAATGACCCATTATTGTTATCAATAATATTACCAAAATAATTTTGATTATAACCACCTCTCCAAGTTGAGTTTATAAATAATCCACTCCTTATATCCGAAACTTTGATGTAATTCCCTTCAAATGCGCTTTTAGTATCATTTATAGGCAATTTGGTGAAATCCGAACCAAGAGATATTGAACTTGGTTTGTAAACTTTATTCGAGTTCAAATCAAGATACCACCCAAATGAATCACTGTCTATATCTATGGAACTGTAATTTACTACATTTGGTACAGTAGTATGTTTTTTAAATATTTGTGGGGCTGTTATATAATCTGTCAAAAATGTATTAGCATCAACAAAACCTGGATTCGTAAAATCCTCCGTACTGTTTAGACAAGCATATAAATAATTCAAGTCATCATTCGGTTCATAACCCAAGACATAATCATCAACAGTATTTATTAATGTGGAATCATAAATGCCACTATATGTCCCCATTCTTTTCCAGGCATAATCTACAATAACTCCCAAATCTTCACTACCTGGTATTGGATTACTATCTGTAAAACCTGTATATTTATAAATTGTATCTATGGAATTAGCAAGACCAAGAACATAACTACCCGAAGCGTAAACCCCAAATTCATCCCAGTTTCCGTTATAATTTTCAATTCTTTCCCAATACTGTATCGAATTTATAGTATCGACATTTGGATGAAAATACTCTGTTGTTACTTGTTCGGTTGTCTCTTCTACAAAAAATTTGGTTTTATTCACATTTATTGGTTTCAAGGAAACACTTATAACTGCCTTTCTATCTGGAGTATCAGGTGTGGTGTAAATTTCGTAATCATCATATAAATCCATCAAATACTTATTTTCAATCGACAAATGCACACGGTCATCCGAATTTAGATTTGTTAGAAAATAGTCTTTGTTTATTTTTTCGATGTAAAGAGAATCACCCTTTTCCAATCTAAGGAAATCTTTATCACTTATGTATAATTTTAAAACACCACGTATGGGTTCGAAATCAGTACGGGTGTAATTAGCTAAGCTTGGTTCAAATGTTGGGTCATATGACCAAATATCAGCATCCAAAATTTCAATCCCTCCTTCGGAAATATACTGCGTATCATTCATCACCGAATCTATAAATTGGTTATTAACCAATTTCGATTTAAACACAACCGAATCTTTTATTATACTATCAGAAATGTTCGAATTTGCAATGTTAGTTGTGTAGACATCACAAAAGTTTAATCTACTACCATCAGTCGTCACCGAATAGGTTAATCCATTCTCATAAAATTGTTCGATTATATTTGTACTATATGATAGTCCTATATTACAATTCTCAAAGTTTCCCTTTTTTACATTTGACACCTTAACATCCGAGTCTTGAATGTAATTGAAACCAAATCCTCTGTTATTTGTTATATCCCTATTTTGTAAAACGCTTTTTGTACCACCGGTGATATCAATCTTAGCAGTAAAACTCGTCCTACTCCTAGATTTATTATTCATGTCACCAAGGTTCCATTGTCCGTTTACAAAAAATCCTGAATCCCAAGTCGCATTGTCCCACTTAGCAACTCTATCATAAGAGCCAAATACGCCATCTTTATGGATTCCTTTAAACACACCATACCTAAAGTTTAATCTTGAAATAACTGGTTGTTTGTATTCTTTATCAAAAACCCAACCACCGGAATTTCCATCAGTTGGGTCCCATTTATAAACTTGCCTTTCTCTATATGTTTTTCCCTCCAAAGTAAAGTCTTCACCAATCACAACAAATCTAGTTGCTTGTCTAAAACCTGTCTCAGAAGAACTATCATCCAAATAAACCTCACCAGATGTGAACCCATTGGAAGCAGCAGCCCATAATGAATCTGATTGTTTAACAAAAAGGCTTGGTTCACTGAGTAGTATTTCAGAAGAGGGACTTACTGAACTTGTTGAACCAGTGAAAGATGTTTCGGAAAAAATCATATTTTGTCCGTATAAATATGTAGCTTGATTTCCCCTTGAGGCACGATATCCAAAAAACATAGAATACACACCCTCGGAAACAGTGGATTGTGACAAACCGATTCTTAAAGAGTTTATGTAATCAAATTGAGCTTGTGTCTTTATGTTGTGGATAAAAAATAAATCCTCTAAATTGTAATCTTTATACGGTAGGTCTCCGGTATAATCTATATCTAAAATTATTTTACACCCATCAACACCCAATACTCTATAACCATCAGAAAATTTCTCATATTTATATTTCTGTATAAAATCATCAGAATCATAAAAACCATTTAGAACGAAGACTCTATCCCCCACATTGAATTCTGTAGCTAACTCCGAATAGAAAGCGGTTTTATTCTGACCAAAAATATTTACTGGCTCAACATAATTCAACAGTTTTGAAGCGTAGAATTCATTGCTTACCGTAGTATTTGTTATTGTCGTGGTATTTTGAGTGGCTGCAAGATTAGCAATAAGTTGAAACCCACTGTCCACCAACGGTTTTGAACTTACAACTGGAACCTTTGTTATTTTACCTTTAGATATGTTACTGAGATTATTAAGAGCCATCCGATAATAAATACTTATTTACGTATATATTAAAGTAAAAGTTCGACCAGTCTTTATTTCGGAACCTTATTAAATTCTTCTTTGTCATTCGATATATAAAAGTTATCGAATAAGAAATATTTATCATATATCTCTCTTATTTTATCGAGAGTGACTGTATCAATTATCTCTTTTACATTCCAACCTTTTGGCTGTATCCACCTATTTACATTTGTATATCTGTTTATCTTATCTTTCTCTAATTTAATGAGATAAGAATTTTTAATAGTATCAAATCTTTCTTTTGTTAAGAATTTGTCAGGGTTTTTAATAACATATTTAGTAGCATCAACAAGTTTATCAACATTTTGTGTAGTTGTTTGTGTTGTAATACTAGTAAATCCTTGATTATTAAATCTTGACTGACCACACCTCACATAATAAACCAAACCACGTTTCTCTCTGAGCTCAACGTATAGTGGAGAAGACAAACCAAGAGACAACATAGAGTTAATAAAAGTTATGTAATGGTTATCCTCTTGAATGAGAGGGGCTGTCATTATTAAAGATACTTTATCACCATAGTCAGGTCTTTTTTCCAATATGACATCATTGTGAGGACCCATATTTAAAATTCTATCAAAAGTTAGTTCATTGAACTCCCCATCATATCTGAATGCGTTTTTTGGAGAGACATTTATTATTTTTGATGGTTTTGAAAATTGTTTCTCAAAAAAATCCAAACCATCCATAAATCTCATTGATTCCAAATCCTGTCTTAACCCAATCGCATCATAGTTTTGATAAAGTTTTCTTAATAAATTCAATAAGTGTGATTCAGTTTGGTCACTAAAATAGTCACCATATTCCTGCATAACAATCTTTTTTTCATTTTCGAATTGTTCCTTTGTGATGTTAAACTCACTCATCAAATCCATTATCTCATACTTTCTTTTGCTTAGATAATCATCCAGACCAGTGAAATAAAACACTATCTCATTTTGAGATGTATAAGCATTCCATTCAATGCCTTCTTTTTCGAAAGTCTCTCTGAGATGTTCAAAGTTTTTACACATCAAATGTTCCATAAGATGAGATATACCATATATACCCCTATCTTCAAGTAAAGTAGAACCACTATAAACTATGTAAAAACCAGAAAGATTTGTTTGACTCTTTAAGTTTACAACCATATCAATAAAATGAAATCACGATTTGTTCTGACTCTTCGAATACATCCGCTGTAAATGTTTTTGAAAAATCTATTATGGACTTTTTTACTTGTTGTGTATTGAAAGTTTTTTCATTGCTTCCAGATGTTTTTCGTGCAGATATTCCAGAATCAACTATCTCACTTATTTTTTGAATTTTAAAAACCTCTTTTTCTTCCTCACTCTTTTCAACTTGAGCATTTTCAACATATATTGAAAAGTTAATTAAATCGGTTATTTCTTCAATTGGGATAATCACAGAATTTCCCTCTATCTTAGAAATTTTCTTCATTTTCTCAACCATTTTCAATTTATTTGTAAATGTTGAAGAAAACCTTTCGCTCAAAAAATTAAAAAGAATATTATTGTAAAAAGATTCACAAGTCTTATCAAGGAATTTTTCCTCTGTGATACCCAATCTTTTTAGTTCAAAATCATTCCTACTCAATCCCTCCTTATAGGCATTTATAAAGGAATATCTATTTTTATCTATAAACATTTTTTTATTGTTTTTTTTATATATTAATAAATATTTTGCTTATTTTTGTACCCACAAATCAAAAATATGAAAATAGCACTAACAGGTAATTATTATTCGGGCCAAGACGAAGTCACATTTCTTCTAAGAGATAAGAACGTTCCAGTGTTCGATGCTGATGTAGTTTTGAAATACTTTCTGAACTTTTCACCTAAACACATGAATAAGATATCAAGAGTTTTTGGTGAGGATTATTATAGTTACGGTCTACTTAGATTGAATCTTTTCAAAACAACAAAAGATTGGGATAGACTCCTGAATGTTGTAGAATATGACCTCCTACAGTGTTATGAAAAGTTTAGAATCAAACACATAAACTCACCCTACACCGTATTCAAATGTTCTTATCTTTTTGAAAGAAATCTTCAAGATAATTTCGATAAAGTTATCTGCGCCTATAGACCAAAAAGTTATAGAAAACATGATATAAAAACCTACACACACCTAGACGATACATCTACTGAACTTATTTTATCAACTGAAATGAGTGAACTTTATAAGAATAAAAAATCACATTATATAGTCTACAATTATAATCTAACTGGTGATAAATTTTCAGATGTTGTCACTGGTCTAGAAAAAAGAATAGACCAAATACATCGGTCTATTCTTAAAAGTACATATAGTCCCAAAGACTATGAGGATTTCTATTATTAAACTGTCTTGATAACAATATCCTCACCAGTCTCAGCAATCATCTTGAATGTAGTCAGTGATTTTACGATAAGATACCTATCAAGGTCGTTGAAATGTTTTTTGTCATAAGAAACCTGTACAGCATTTACAAGAATGTTCATCGCTGTGGTTGGATCTAATGTTTCGGCCTTAATCAATTCCTTGATTTCCTCCATTCTTTCCTTTTCTTCCTCAGTGAGTTTTGATTCGTCAAAGGCTGGATAAGAACCATCTTCGATGTAATCTGCATTTTCATTTAGGTTTTCAGTAACTTGTTGATTGGTTTGTGTTTCATCCCCAATGTTTTCTACATTTTCAGCATTCATAAAATTCTTTTTTTTATTTTTATTTATTTTTTTTGGAATGTTTCCCTTTTTTCGTAAATTTGTCATATGAATGTAATTTGCATAAAATCAACCAAGAGGTTAGTAAAAAATGCCACCTATAAAGTAGCGAAATTTAGCAATATCAATGCTCAATCAAGTAGATATTTTAGACCTTCAATTACCATTTATCTTTCCGATACTGTTTTCGCAACTTTCCCATTAGAAAGTTTCAAGCCAACTGTTGGTGATACATTTCAAACTATTAACTGGGTATCTCAAGAATATTCACAATTCTTATCTGAACGTGAGCAAACACAAATAACTAAAGATTTGAAAGCGGGTGAATATGTCGTACCAAAGTATGATTCTCTAAAAACACTAATTAGAGGAAGAAAATATAAAGTGACTGATATAAAGATTGACAGCCATAAAAACCACGCGGGAGTCGTCACATACAGTACTATAGAAATTAAGTTAGATGGATCTAACAGATATTATAGTTCACACAATTTCAGAAAATGCACACAACAAGAAATGCGTGAGATTGGACTCAATGAACTTTTTGATGAAAAGAGTGAAACAGAGAAAGTGAATCGATTCAAAAGAAAGTTTGATTACTTAACACCAGAAGAAAAAAAGTTAGTTCTTTTAAAACATGTTATCGTTTCAGCCAATGATAGGTTCAGAAATAGTATGGACATTATTGATTGGACTATTGAAAAAACTGGTAAAACATATAATCTAAAAACATCAGACTTTGAAGATTTAAAGACACTAACTCTAACAGATATACTTGATATTCTTAAATAAAAAAGGGGGTTTAAAACCCCCTTTTTTTATGCTACACTCAAGAATATTTTTCTTGCTGACCTATCGACAGCGATGACTTTAACCTTGACCTCTTGACCAGATACTATTTTCTGGTTGGTTTTATCAATTTCAGATGTGTGAATCAAAGCATTTGTTTCTTCATCCAAAGATACAAGAGCCCCAAAGGGTTTGATATCCTTAACTTTACCACTTAGGATCTGACCAACTTTGATAGTATCCCAAAGAGTCTCTCTCAGAATTTGTGTGAGAATAATCTTATCCCTGATGATTTCCTTGATGAAGAACTCAATAGTCATACCAGGTGTAATCTCACTAATTTGAATACCACTGTTTGGGTTCATATTGGTTTTGTGAATCATACCAGTCAAACATTCATTGAACTCAACAAATACACCGAACTCAGTGGTCCCAGTTACTTGTCCAACATAAATCTTTCCATGTTCAAGTGCTCTGATTGATTGTGGGATAAGACTTTGTAGATACTTTCTACGACTTACAATATAAGTTCCCTCTTCCCTAGAATAAGACTCAATCATCACATCGAATGTCTGACCAATGATAGATTCTGGTTTTGCTAGTTTATTAATACCAGCGAGTGTATTTGGCATAAACCCTGGTAAACTCACACCCTCAAACTGAATGTCTACAGAATATCCTGCTGGTGTTGATTCTCTAACATAACAAACAACCGCTGAACCTTCTTCGAGTTCTGTAAGATTTTTCCTAGCGATTCCCTCATAGAGTTCAACAAAACTAGCTTTGATAAAAAAGTCATCTTCGTTGATTTCCGTGATGAAAACATCTAATTGTTCACCAATCTCAGTGTTCTTTAAATAAGCAGCCTCACTCGGTTTATTTTCGATTCTAACAAAATCTTTGAACCCTCCATCAAAAATAAAATAGTTTTGAGAGATACCCAAATATAAAACCTTTGTCATTTGACCGGCCTGTGGTGGTGTTACCTCATACTGGTCATAAAGTGATTGTAGTTCTTCCCTTTCCCTTTCTGTCTTTTTTAACTTTTCGAGTGTTTCAACATCGTTTGCGAATAATTCAGGATATAAATACCTGACATCACCATATACTTTCTTTTTTCCCATAATTTTAATGAATATTAATCTTTTATGAGAACTCGGTAAAAAGTTTATGATTTAAGATTTTTTTTGGATTTTATGTTTTTTAAATAGTCTCGTATTCTTATTGCATCTTCATACCTTTCTTCTACTATACAATTCTGTAGTTCATTTTCCAGTTCCTTTATCACATCTTCGTTAAATGATTTACCAGTATCAGATTTGGTTATAAGTTTTTTGAAAAAGTCTGTCATTTGGTCTATATTTAAAAAATATACAGATGCCAATTTTGACTCATCTACATCTTTCTTTTCAAAGTTTTTCAATTTATCAAAAAAATCTTTATTCAAAGCATCGTTATCAATTAAATATTTCGCAAGGTGGTTTGGTCGGTTTATGAAAAACTTCAAAAATTTAGATAGAGTTTTATATTGTTCTTCCCCCATCCTTATTATAGTTTTTTAAAGTAAATATTGTAATAATATTTGAATGAGAAATCCTCAGCGTTTTTCGTTTGTTTAAAAGAAATTTGTACCAATGAATTATCCTCAGTGTATACTGGTGTGAATGTCGTGAATTTATTAGCATCACCTTCTATAAACGGGTCGAATATGTTTTTATATTGTAAAGTATTATCACCACACAAATCAACAGGCAGTAAGAAAATCTCTAATTTATCCACAGTATATCTTGAATAGATATTTTTGTCTATATAATCAAATATTGCGGTATCTACACTATTTTCCAAAACGTGTTCATTTTTGACACCCTCAAATGTTCTGTATCTTTTCAGAGTAGCAAAAAGATAATTCCTCATTATGGTTTTCAAATTTATAGTTAAAACCCACTTTGTTAAATCCCTCTTTTCGTCATCCGTTTGAACACCAAAGGCAAGTCTGTGATTCACATTCTTATCGATAGTCGCATCATATACAATTTCTGGCAACTCTAACTCGTTGTCCAAATCTCTTTGTTCCCCATTACCAGCTTGATAATAAACTAAGTTATCTTTTAATATTGACAAAGAATCTTCGATTTCCATCATTTTTGAACCAAAAAACGCACAGTCTTCCCTCATATTTAGTGTTCCATAAACTCTGTTGTAAATAAACTCAGGACTGATATAGGTTCTTCTCATTTGTATAAAAAATTAATTTGTATCGGGTTGTCCAACATTTATATTTGTTAATGTCTGAAGGGGGTCAATAAGATCCGTGTCTACACACTCATATAAATATTCGAAATCCCAAGTAGATTTGAAAATGAACTTTCTGACAACATGATAAGCAAATTCATCTAACATTGGAAAAACTGAAAAAAGATTTGTGTTATTTGCCAATTTTAACACACTTTTGAATCTATTTACCTTGGAAACTACGATTTCACCACTAATACCGAAATTTGTAAGCTCTGTATCAAATAAAAAGTTGTCGTGACTCTGTGTATAGGTGCTGACCTTGAACAATTCAATATTTCTGAATATGGGACTATATGGACCCGAGTGTCTATAGAAAGTAAATATATTAGAGTATATTTGACTACTGTAAAACGGAATAGATGATAATGTCAAATTAGAATAATAATTTATTTTTGATGTATCTTCCAGATTAGAAGCAACCAATTGTCGTTTCGGTTTTATTAAATTTGCATTTAGTGGCACTGGTTCATTGAAATAGTTTCTAAGTACTTTTATTGATGTGTTAGCATCACTAATCCTAAATGATATTGGTTTCTTATCAATGCTCGATGGAATAGCATGGTCATATACAAATAATTTTCCCGACTCATCAATTACAACATATTTCAAATATTGACTGAACCCATTTAAAATATTTGGATTATTGAATAACTGCCTCATGTTGACCGCAACAAATTTATTAAATTTTCCATCATAAATTTTATCTCTGTCTGTATTATTCAACATGCTATTATCAAATAACCAAGTTGTCCCATCTTTGATAGCCTTTGAAAAAAGCCTGTCATTCACGTAAATATTCAAAAGAATATTTTTGTATTTCTTATTTATATAGACGGTGACCCCATTATTAGCTCGGTCAATGTATTTTATGTTTGGGTCTGGAGAGGATGGCAATTCACTTTTTCTACAAATAAAATAAGTTCCCCCCTGAGATATAATATTGTTATCTCTCATATTTGGACCGTAAGATGTATTCGTATCCAAAACGAAAGAATGTACCTTTATCCATCGACTATCTTCTCCAGGATTTTTAATAACGGTTCTCTGTGATCCAGCATATCCAATTGCAACTGATGATAAATATACCGACTCATTGTAAAAAACATATTGACCCTTTTGGAACCAAAAACCAACTTGTGTTGTGACCGTTGGGTAATTTGATGGAGTGCCCTCACCTACAAAAGCCGGGCCAGCGTAAACCAATACACCACTAGGTGTAAATCCAAGATTTACCGCAAAAGTGTATATAATACTATCCCATTTTATTACCTCTCTCCACTTTAATCTAGCTTCCGCTTCCACTCTTTGAGCAGCTCCAACAACCCTTCTCCAAAATACTGTTGTAGTCGTTGGTTCAAAACGGTTTCTGTCAATTGTAGACCTATAGAAATCTCCTTTGTGATAAACAATTTCATCAGTAGAATATCCTATGTAAAAGGGGTTTCTTGGTAATGTACCACCCTTTTCTCTTGGTTGGTAATAATTTGGTATCCAAAAATCCCACAAGCCTGTTATAGCACCAGCACCTGCAGGCCATTTATAAAAAAAATATTTTCCATATTTATATACCAGAGACGGGAAATTGCCAAACTCCGTCATATTATTATCGTTTATGATAACATTTGAACCCTGTTTAAGACTATTATCAGGGAATCTCTTATTGGACAAATCTGGCCTCCAAAATATAGTAGATTGTGTGAAAAAACTCCACTCACTCCTAAACCAAGGTGTTTGTGAAAAACTCGTACCCGCCGTCACACCGGTGTTTGCTATGAATAAAGTTTCGTCAAGGATAACTAAATCTCCAGCATTATATGAACCAATAAGATTCAAATTTGCACCAGGTGAAGCATTTTTATAATAATCAATCTGGTCCCAAACCATTACATTTTGTATTTTCTGAACATATCCAGCATTTGGTACAGTACTTACACTATATGATGTGCCAGCAGTATTGATGACTGTCGCGGGATATACATCATAATTATTTTCCGTCATGATGGCAGCAAACTTATAACCATCATACTCATCTTCATTTATAGGGTTAAAGGAACCAATCTCAAATTGTAAACCGCGAAAAACTGTTTTATTAATTTTTACCGTATTTATGTTCGTAAAAAGACCTGGTCTAAAGAAATTGGAAACATTGTTTAACCCGAATTCGTTTTTTGGTAAAAACTCAGACCATTTATGAGTATTTTTTACAATTTTTCCATTTGAAAAGAAAGATTTTTTACCAAAAAAATAAGTAAAATAATCCAAATCGTAATTTTGACCCAAATATTTGTCTAATTCAAAATTAAAATTTGGTATTGTATGGTCCTCCACATGTAAACTATGATGTGAATAAGAACTTGTTGCAGAATTGACTGTGTAAAAATAGTCTAGATTTTTCTCAACCCTTCTCGGTGTATATTCAAGAAAATTAGTTGTTCTATTGAATACCTGTGATTGTATCGCAAGTGTCATGTAGTATGGATAATCATTTGAATCAAGTGACCTACTAAATCCCCATTTTACAAATTTTGGGTTCTTGTTCCACAAATTTGTTAAAACTAAATTTGACAAATTACCTTTCACTTGGAAGGTTTCAAAGGTCGATGTGTATTCAGATGATGCTGGTAAATAAACATTTTGATTACCTACTTTATACACATCAAATGTTCTATTATCTGGCCTAACGACATACAACTTAGGTTCTTCCGTACTGATAATCTCATCTTCCTTGTCATATTCAAATTTGGCGTATTCAGTCTCAACAATGTCTGTGTCGAAATCTTTTATATCAGTAAACTGACACCTATAAATACTAAAAATAACTGGCCTGAGCGTTTGTTCAAGTAAAATTCTGAATGATTTTCTTGTTGAAGGATCTGGGTCATTTATATAATAATCAATCTTACTTTCATTTTGTTCGAATGCGTAGTCAGTGTGAATGCAAATAAATCCTTGTTGATTTTTCCTCAATTTGAAAAACTCACCATTAATTTTCATTATCCACATATCATATTGTTCGAAATTGTCTAAAGTAAAAGGTGTATCATCGTTTAGTTTTATTCTATTCTCATTATTCTCAAAAACTATTTTAATCTTCTCATTTAATACTTTTGGTGTGATTCTTTTACCAAAAAGATCTGTATCACTAATTATTTTATATCGGATAGTTTTATCCCTACTCACTTGATTAGAACTGATGTTACTACTCGTTTGTTGTGGCTTTGATGAAAAAGTATTACATTCAGGACACTCCCTTATCAAATATATTTTACCATCGACCTCTATAAATTTATTCAAATCATTTAGTGCAACATCATCTACAAAAATACCACCACCAGATATTGATTCAAGAATATTATTAAATCCTATTACCACATCATCCTTTAACTTAGGAAAAACCGACACAGTAACCTCTTTTTCTAAAACAAAATTATCAAAGTAAAATCCCATATATCGATTCAAAGACCACTTCCTCAAGGTTGTTGGAGTTGCGGGCATATCATCAAATAAAAATGAAAAGTTTATAATGTGTGGATAAATTACACCAAGTGACCTATATGAATCTGTAATATAAGACTGCATATCCGAAAATGAGGTGCCCTCTAAGTCTGTCTGTTTCCGAAGATTCGAAGTCATGGTAACAAAATTAGCATCACCTGGTTGAGTTGGATATTTTATTCCAGTTATTGAAAATTTCTTTTCATAATATGATATGTTCAAAGAGTTCCTTGGAAAAAATCCATTTAATAAAATGGATTTACTAATAAAATTACCCAAAGATGTCTCAGAAAATAAATCAAATACCTTTACCACTTTCATGTTTTGTAATATCTCCGACCTAAAATTATTCTTTGTCAAATTGATATTACCAGGACCGTCTATTCTGAATATTCCGAAGAATTTTGGCATGGCCTTTTTTTCAATGTGTAAAGGAGCAAAATATTCAAATTCCTCATCAAAGTCTTTGTTGTTGGATATATTTCTAGCACCACTAAAATAAATGTCATCGTATTGCTTGAAGAAATCTTTGCCCATGTTTTTTCTATCATTCTCTGAATCATTTCTAACAGCAAATGCATTGTCTTTCAGAGTGTTTCTCCAATAATCACATAGTGCAAATTCCCAAGTTGTTAGTTTGGAAATTTCCCTTTTCTTTAGGTTTATATCGTTTAAAGCTGGTACAGAATTTATTGAATCAAAGTAAATACTACCGGACGCACCAACAACTATTTTTACGTTGGTGGTAAGAGCTACGTTTGTTCTTAATAGAGCATGACTTTTCATCAATTTTATTTATTTTATTTCTAAATTATATTTAAGCCGTATTAGTGACCACAGCTGGTCTCGCAATAGGACCAGATGTTTGAGATAGAATCGTTTTAGCTCTCTTCAATGTAAACTGTAGGGTAAACACAAAAGGTTTATTCTCAGACTCATTTTCCATCAAAAATTTAACTTTTTTAACATGTGTTGCAAAAACACTATTACCATTCAAGTTAACAAATTCATTTCCGGTTAAAGATGGGTCCAAACTATTCATCTTAAAATAAACATTAATCGGTAGAGCAACATCGTTCTGCGAACCAGGGTTAATTGTTCTCAATTTAGATGAGTTTGTCTCTTGAATATTATCCAATCTGTAAAGCTCAGGGTGAATTGTAGTCAATAGTTTAACCGTCGATGCCACCGTAGGTGCACCACTCTCAATCCATTTAGAAGCATCAAATAGGGATTTATTATTCCCAACAAAAGTTAATATTTCGTTTTCCTGATAACCCAAATTAAAGGTTTCGGAAGAAAGTGTGCTTATTAGTGAATTGGTATTATCATCCTCAAAATTATTAGCTATGTTCTGAGCCAACTTAACAACACTTGTCTGGTCTATATTATCGTAGTTAACAGACCAAACAAATTGATTATCTAGTTGTGTTCTAGAAACACCAGATGTATCAGAGGTCAATAGTTGATTTTGTTGGTCGACAAAGAAAACCTGTGGTGAGCTACCATTATAAACCTCAGCATTAGTCGATGAGTTATAATTCCTGTTGGATAATAATCCAATCGGAGAGTCAGCAGAATTGTTTTTTATTCTCACAATGTAATCCTTGATAACATAAATCTGATTCTTATAGACACGTCCCGTTGGAACATTTGTAGCTGTATATTCTTCCAAATAATCTTCTAGCTCAATATTTATATTAGTAGTTGAACCACTGTTAATTATCAACTCTGAACTCGGACCAACCAAAATCACTTGGAGTACTCCTTTCGCCATAGCAACTTTTTCTTCTAATACTTTTAATCTACTTTCTAAAGTCTGTAAATATGAAAATAAGTCGAGACCATTCCCGTTCGCATCTTTGAATAAAGACAATATCCTATCACTAGAGTGATAATAGACCTGTCCGTTCAATTCAGTTGTATCAGATAAGTGTTCATCTATTCCCTTCGCGGAAAGTTCAGAGTCTAATGAAATTTTCAAACTTTCTTTATCCGCGGCTTTTAAAATGAAATCATTTTCGTTGACTACGTTGTTTAGATTATCTGGGAAATCAATCGTCAGTGTCTGACTAAATTCAGACTCTAACGCAGACTCAGGCCAACCAACCTCGGAGATAGATGCAATCCTAATTTCTAATCTTTCATTAGCCTGTATAGCCAAATCAAGTTGATTGATATTTGGTGTTTCAGCATTGGAAACATCTTGTATTTCCCAATAATAATCACCCGTTGATTTATCTTGAACTCTTTTCCTCGCATCGGTTTTGAACTCATTCCAATTAGCAAAAGCTGCTATCTTTGTCTGATTGTCAACATTTGTTATCTTGAATGATTCAACCGGTGTTTCCGTCCCATCCTTTGCTAAATATCTATATTGTACTCTAAATTGAACAACCTCTTGTGGTTTTGAACCTCTAACATTTTGGAGTTCTGGGAAATCCCAAAAACCCCTCAATCTAAATTTTGGTTCAACTTTCGTAACTGGACCATTTGATATTGCTATGATTCTATTATTCGTGGAACTTAATAGTTTCGTCTGGCTTTCTTTTGTCCTAACTAACTCATCTAGTTCACTATTAGCTTGTCTTCTCTGTGACTCTGATTCGAAGTTAGCACTCCTCAGTTGTTGATTTTTTTGTCTGATGTTTTCTTCGAGATTTGTAACCTCAGATTTTATACTGATTGTCTGTGAGTGTAATCTTTTTAAAGTATCGGTATCGGGTGTATTAGTCAAATGTTGATTAATCTGTACTACTTTAAAATTATCCGATACAAGTGTCGGAGGTAAAGGAGGAGAAGAGAATTTATTTGGTAACTTTTTAGCTACCATTTCTTCCAAAACGAGACCATAATCATAGACTTGTTCTGTATAGAACTCGTCCATAGTGACCCCACTCGCAACGTCCGTTAAATTTCTTGTGTAGAAACCAACACCCGTACTCCAGTTTTTCGAAAGAATATAGTTATCCATGTTGAGAGCTTTAATGAATACTAAATTCCTCTCATCGTAACCTACACTTATCTTCACCCTTTTATTGTAAATAACAGGAGAGTAAACTTTCATAGTATTGATACCAACAGGTATTGGCTCTAAACCCTCAACTCTCTCAAACCTCAACTTTGGACTCGCATCCACCGTTGAAATTTCTATGATTCTATATCTTGTGCTAGTTACTGGTGTGTTTATTATCAACTCATCCCCAACAATAAGTTCTCTACTCTCAGTTAAAATTGTATCAGAAACTTTTGTTTTCTTAGCATATGATAATGTGTTGACATAATAAAAAAGTTTTCTGTTTAATGTGTCTTCCTCTACTCTTAGAATCGAAAAATACCCGTCTGTCTCCAAATAGTTTGGTTCCAAATCGAACATCTGTTCATCATAATTCGGATCTTCAGGATTCACTAAACCTGGTGTGTTTGTATGCCATATTAAATATTCATCAAGAGTAAATCCAGTTTGATTATTGAATTTAGTATTGAAACTATTTATAGCCGCCAGAGCACCCGTAGTGAACTCCCCATCAATAGTCTTTTCGAATTCAGGAATATACCTTCTGCACAGAATTTTTCTTACGTTGTTTTCTATTTTTCCAGATAAGTCAAGCTCAACATACAAACTTGGATTCAATAATCCATCAAAAAACCAGTTTTTTGAAGAGGAAAACTGAGTGATGGGTGTAAGGTTGTTTAAGTCATTTGGTTCACGATTTAAATCAACAGTGACTATTTTTCTAAATTTAGTTCCATCTGTTGGCTGAATTAAAGCACCAGAATCATTTATACTATAAATTGAATTAATATTGTTATTCAATCTATCAATTTCCTTCTTTAAATAACCAAAAGATGGTAAAGTGAATTCTTGTGCGATACCAGACTGGTCTGTTATCATTAGAGTTATAGTATTTTCTTGACCAGAGACAAGCGTTGTTATGTTAGACAAAAGTTCAACAACAGTGTTATTATAATTTATTACCTGTTCCGCTATTTTATGATATGAGCTATTTATAGCCATTATTTTGACTTATTTTTTTATTGAATATATATTAATATCGGATTTTCTCAATTAGAATTGATTGAATTCCAATCATAACTATATTCATTATTTTTCTTACCCATTATGTAATTCACAGCACACTCATCATCACCAAATAGACTAGGTGCTAATAGAGGAAATTGTGGATTAAAGTTGTAAGCCCAGTCCTCAAAACCAAGCTCTTTGAATCTTTGTTTTATTCTTTCATTGTAAAATGCACTTATTGACTTTACCCTTCTTTGAATATCTGACCTTGTAGCATTCTGTGTATTTGAATTGTGGTAAAATTGCAGATAAAGTAATTTTGGTATTCTGACCATTTTTGTGTGTAAAAAAGTTCTGACAATCAATTCATAATCATCAGCTATAGATAATCTCCTATTGTGACCACCGATAGAATGATAGAAAAACCTTTCCCACGCTCTAAAATGGTTAGGAACACCAACAATGTGTCTAATGGTCTTTGGATTTATACCCGAGGTGTTTACTGTTTTATACGTCCTTCCGTTCCATACCTCATCCCTGTAACTACCATAATCAAATGAAAAAGAATCACCATAAGTAAGTGAGTTATGATTCTCATCTATCTCAGCAAAATCTGAATAAACAAATTTACAATCGGGATACTTTTGAAAAGCCTCAACCATTAATTGCAAAGCATCCGGTAATAAATAGTCATCATGGTCAAACTCCATCAGATAAATACCATCACATAAACAAGCTGCTCTATACTTTGATTCTCCCACAATACCACCAGTCTTTTTATGGAAATCATAAACCTTAACTCTACAATCCATTCTTGATATTGTTTCAGCAATTTTCAAAGTTACACCCTCATCATTTGAGTCATTAACCATAACCCACTCCCAGTTAGAATAAGTTTGATTCCTAATGGACTCGTAAGCCCTCCACAGTTTTTCCCCAGTGTTATAAATGGGTGTAAATAAACTTACAAGTGGGTTTTCTTTATAATGAGGATTCAAAATATAGTTAGAACCACAGAAATATGATATATCACCCAAGTCTGGTTGTAAGCCACCAAAATGAATCCATCTTTTTCTAATATCGAAATGTTTGTTATTTAATTTTTCGAAATCATTGAAATCCTTACCTATAGTCAGAATAGCATCAGGGTCAAAATCCTTAATAGTTGAATCCAAATCCGAATCATCTACCTTTTTTAAAACATTCAATTCTTTTGATTCGAAACTAGCTGAGGACAATGTCTCCAAAACTAGATCGGACTCATCTCCAATCATCAATATTCTCGGTAGGAATCTTCTATTCGGCTTTTTAACCTGTTGAAAATAATTGTAATAACACAAAACTTTATCAATAAAAAAGAAATCTTCTTTATTTTTATTGAATAGAGATTCAATAAACATTCCATCACCCACATAATAACCATTAGGAATTCTCTCATCCGCAATGAGGTCCCTTTTCAATAAAAACTGAGCCATATCGATTCTGCTCACTTTCACATTATCTGGACTAGCATATCTTATATCCTCACCGGTAAAATCAATCCCTCCGATTTTTTGACTGAATATCAAACCAGATTTATCTGGATTCTCCTTTATAATTTTATAGATTTCATTGAAGAAATCTTCATGTATAATATTGTCATCATCAAGTACATATATCCAACCATCTTCAATTGAATCAATACATTTATTTATCATCTGGTGTCCATGGTCACCTGACTCTGATTTTTCATAACTTATTTTAACATTCAGATTGGACAATTCGACCAAAGTTTCCATTTTTACCTCCGAAACTTTTTCAATATCAAATATGATATACCAATTGATATCAAATAGATTGGTGTTGAAAATACCCTTTGAAATCTCCAAAAGGTTATTTTGTCTTGAACACCTTGTTATAAAATTAATTTTTTCCATATTATTTTTATTTTCCTTAGTCCTTTTGTTGTTTTTTATTATCTTTGTAAAAATATTATTGTACCACGAAACTTTGGTCGATATATACCATATAATACTGGTATAGTTTTTGTATACATTAAACGGCAATAAAAAGCAAATAAATTAAAAAATAAACGGAAATAACATGTTCATGTCTAACACAATCAAATCATTCTCTGACCACGAAACGTATTTCAAGGAGAGAACCGGAAATGACTTCTCATTCTTCTATAAGAAGTATTACCCAAAACTAATCTACTACACTTCAAAAATGTGTGGTGACCAACAAAAAGCCGAAGATATCACAACCGAATCCTTCATGACGGCTTTCGAAAAAATTGACAAGTATGAAAAAGAAAAAGCACAGTTTTCAACTTGGTTATTTACTATCGCTAGGAACATAGTTCTACAAGACATCAAATCTTCCAAGAAAACCATATCAATCGATACAGAATATGATGAAGATGGAACAACCTTGAAAGACTTTATCCAAGAGGACCAGCATGAAAGCAGTATCTTTGAACTCAGTGAGAAAAAAGCTGAAATAATGAAGGACCAAATTTCCAAACTCAAAGACCCTTATAAAAAGGTCATTGAAATGAGGGAACTTAAAAAAATGTCTTATAAAGACATAGCTGATGAACTAGGTAAGAACCTCTCTACTGTCAAAAGTCAAATACGAAATGGTAGGTTAATATTGATTAACAAAACCAAAAAAGATTTTGATATATTAGATGAAACATATCTAAATTAAAAAAATAGAAATATTATGATACACACTGCTCTTTTAAATGGAGAAAATTTCGAACAAGTAACTAGTGAAAAGGATTTACTATTGGTCTATATAACAGCACCATGGTGTGGTCCTTGTAAAATGTTGTCACCAGTGGTCGACACAATTTGTGATGAAATGGATTCCAAAATCACCTTAGCTAAAATTGATGCTGATGAAAATATGGAACTAGTTAAAAGTCTAAACGTCAGGAATATCCCAACCTTACTTTTCTATAAGAAAGGTGAGGTAGTTGAGAGAACCACTGGAGTCAAGACAAAGTCTGAATTGTCTAAGATTATTGATACGATCTTATCATAAATATAAATCAATAAAACCTTGGAAACACTAATAACAGATTTACACAAACTAATAAGAAATAATTGGAAAACAATTTTCATAATCGCTCTTATTTTTTATTTCACTCAGAACTATTCGGATATTAAACAAGGTATACAGGATGGGTGGACCAATAAATAGAAGGTCAATGCCTTCTTTGGTTATTTGAGTAAATATTCATGTCACTCATTACTGTCACATTAATACCAAGGTTAGCTCCGTCCAGATCTAATGAGGAATATTTAGATTCAAAGTGATTCACATTATCGAATGTGTAAGCTCTTGGTCTATTATTCCTCATTTCTTTTTGATTTCGTCTCTCTATTTCTTTCAACTCTTCTTGTCTGACCATATCTTCGAATGATTGAGTATTCAAAGGTTCAGAAATGTTTTCTCTTTGAAAAGTCGGTTCAGCATAACCATACTTACTTAACAAATAGTTACGTTCAGATTGAGATACATCTGGATTAGTAATGGACTCTACTTGGTCCTCGACTATTCTTACTTGTGGTTTCTCCATGAAAGTATATATAAACATTCTTTTAATATAAAAATATAAAGAAAATGAAAAATACAATAACTTCTTTCATTGATAAACATTATAGACACTTCAACGCAGCCGCTTTGAGAGATGCTTCAATTGGATACAAAAAACACCTTGAAGAAGGTGGTAAAATGATGATTACACTTGCTGGTGCTATGAGCACTGCTGAATTGGGTATATCCCTTGCTGAAATGATTAGACAAGGTAAAGTTCACATCATTTCTTGCACAGGTGCTAATCTTGAAGAAGATTTAATGAATCTTGTTGCCCATTCACACTATAGAAGAGTCCCAAACTATAGAGATTTAACACCCCAAGATGAATGGGAACTTTTGGAACAAGGATTAAACAGAGTTACTGATACCTGCATTCCAGAGGAGGAAGCATTTAGGAAGATTCAAAAGGTTGTAGAAAAATATTGGAAAGCTGCTAATAGATCGAATGAATCTTTTTTTCCACATGAGTTTCTATACACCATTATAAGAAATAAAGACTTGCAACCCGAATATGAGATTGACCCAAAAGATAGTTGGTTGGTAGCTGCCGCCGAAAAGAATATCCCTCTGATTGTACCAGGTTGGGAAGATTCTACCCTTGGGAATATATTCGCATCAAATGTTATTAAGGGAAATCTTAAATCAACTGACATTAAAGGTGGTATTGATTATATGGTATTCCTATCTGATTGGTACAGACAAAACTCTGGTGGTAAAGGAGTTGGATTCTTTCAGATTGGTGGTGGTATTGCTGGTGACTTCCCAATCTGCGTAGTTCCAATGATGTATCAAGATTTAGAATGGACTGATGTACCTTTTTGGTCTTATTTCTGTCAGATTTCTGATTCTACTACAAGTTATGGATCATATTCAGGGGCCGTACCCAATGAAAAGATAACTTGGGGTAAGTTAGACATAAACACACCAAAGTTTATAGTAGAAAGTGATGCAACCATTGTCGCACCACTTATGTTTTCATATATTTTGGGTGAATAAAAGAAACTTTCCAAAAAACAAATGTCCAAACTTTTTATCATTTTTTGAAATGATATATAACTTTCATATCTTTGTAATATTATGATTCTAATATTAGGAGACATACACGGTAACTTCAATTACCTTAAAAATCAAATCCACACCAAAAGAATCGAAGATTGTACAATAATACAAGTTGGAGATTTTGGTATAGGATTTAGTTATAAGGAAAATGATGAATTCGTTCTTAAAAGTCTAAATGACTATTTGAAAGATTCGAATGTGACCCTGTATGCGATAAGGGGAAACCACGACAATCCGATTTTTTTCAATGGTGATTATGATTTTAGTAATCTAAAACTTTTACCTGATTATACTCAGCTTGAAATTGATGGGACTAATTTTCTTTTTATAGGAGGCGCGGTAAGTATTGATAGAACAACAAGAATCAAAGAAAATAATAGCAATATTAGATATGGTAGTAGAAAACGTTGTTTTTGGAATGATGAAACACTAATCTACAAACCAGAGATTACAAAGAATATAAAAGGTGTCGATGTAGTAATAACACATACAGCTCCGGATTGGTGCCACCCCAACAACAAATTGGGATTTGGTAGTTTTGTTGAGGATTGGGCAAAGTACGACACAAATTTATTAACGGATTTGAGATTCGAAAGGAATCAAATGTCTAATATATTTCTTGATTTAGTAGAAAATAATAAAATCAAGAAACATTTTTACGGTCATTTCCATAAAAGTCATTTAGAGACTTTTGACAATATTGACCATCATTTACTGGATATAAATGAGTTCTACCATCTATATCCTTATTAAAAAAAAATCATTTTAATGAAAAAGTATGATTTGATAAAAATACATCATTGGCTACTTGTATCAACATTTAAAAGTACCTGGTTTGAAGAGAATATAAAACTTCAAATCATTTCACTTCTAAGTTGGTTCATTTACCCTGAGTTCAGACAAAGTAATACTCTTTTTTCTGTTCTTGGAAAAAATAAAATAATACTCACAACTCTGAGTGTCTTTATAGGGTGGACATTGTTCTCCTTTACATTCGGAAGAATAACAGTAAGTACAGATAAGGAAAATAGTACGGTAGTGGTCGAGAAAAAAACTTTTGTAAATAATTATTTCAGCTCACTAAACCTAAAAGATTTTCATCCAAGAAGGAGAATTACAGAATATAAGGTCTTTACAGATTTCCACATAGAAAACTTCGACAATCTACACAAACTACCAGACGAGGTTTTTTATGCTATGATTTTAGAAATAGAAAAAAACAATATACCTTACAGTATATTTTTCAGAATGATGGATATTGAGTCAGGTTATCAATTTATCAGAAATCAAAATTCGGGAGCGAATGGATATTGTCAAGTTTTACCAGCGACAAAATCACACATTTTAAGAAAAATCGGGTCGACAAAGAATGAAAAAATAGACAATATCAGAATTGCCTCATACCATCTAAAAGTACAATATGATAAATATAGACTTGAAGGGAATAACAAGAAAGAATCTTGGTTCAAATCTTTGCTAGATTATAACGGAGGTAGTCACTCCTTAGCAAAAAAAGTGATGGAACACTACACAGAAGATATATTATAAAAAAAGGGGGTTTGAAACCCCCTTTTTATTTTTAAGCTAAAACCTCTTGAACTAACTTGTCTTTCTGTAAGAGTTCGTAAGCTCTAGCAAGTCTAGTCATTCCGATTCCACCACCGAATCTTGGAAAGAAATCATGTGTAAAGAAATCTTCTAATTCCTTTTCAACTCTATCTTTACCAAATAGTTCGAATAACTTGGCAGAATATTTTCCATCCTCGATTGTGTAGAACATTTCTCTCATTTTTTCAATATCACAACTCCTTTCAGCTGAACCAATTGTTTCTTGACCGTAAAGGATGACATCTACTTTATTGAAAATCTGACCATCTTTGTTCTTCATATTCCAAAACGGATTAGTCCTTCTAGGGAAATATTGTAGAGATACTACCGAACCCTTTTCATCCCACATCCTTTGTTCGTGTTCATTCTCAAGGATTGGAACTCCACCGTATTCTTCACATACATCATCATACTTAACCTCAACAGGTTCAGAAAAACCAAGGTGTTCTAGTAATTCTGATTCCAATTGTAACATTTCTTTAATTCCACCCTTTGATTCGAATTCGAACATTGGGAAGATTAATTCATGTCTACCTGGGATTGGTTCTTTCTCTTGACGATATGAGGTTGAGATACAAAAACATCCAGGCCATTCTGGATTTTTTAATAACTCATACTCTAACCACATCTGACCTGTCTGAGGTAGTGGCCAAACTAAACCTTGGTAGTTATAAGTTGTGATTGAATGAGGATTTTCACAAGCAGCTAAGATTGATAATCTTGATTGTGTAGGTACTTCATAGAAACCTTTTTGCAAAAAAAATTCTCGCATCTTTTGTACGAGAGTGTGATAAGTTTGTGTGTTAAACATAGGCATTTTTTTTTTGGCCGATTAAAAATCCGCCAATCTATAAATACTAAACTATACTATATATTGACTCCAACTAAGTATGTTTACTTTTTTTAAAAAAAAAATATTAAATACCATCAGGTCCAACCTGGTTAATCTCATAACTCGGAAGAATTAACCTAGTGTTTGCATTGTCAGCAAATTGTAAGTACTTAGAATCATCTCTTATTATAGATTGATTCAGTATTTTACTATGTTGATTTTCGGGTATCACATCCGTGAAATATCTAATGTTGGTAATCTTCATATCAGAACCCGTTATTCTTGGGAAAATATTATCCACATTGATTTCTACAGGTGTGTGGTCGAAAACTTGACTGAAAGACTTTTTCAAAACAGTCGTACTTAGTCTACTACCCATTTCTTCATCATCAGTATTTCTCTTATAAATGTATTGACTGACCTTCCTCTGTCTCTGGTCTATATTTAAAAGGTAACCGTACCAAGTTTCCTCCGATATATCCTCCACTGACATACTATAAGTCATACTGTTAATTTTAACTGACAAAATATCATTTGCAATAGTCATTTTAAATCCTTGTGAATTTGGATTATCATAATAATCAAATAGATAATACTTATCATTTGTTGTGTAGTTATTTATATTAAACCAACAAATAAAACTGATATTATCAGATACATTATAGTAACCTCTGACATTACGATACACAACCGCATCATTTGAATAAGTTAATCCAAATCCAACAGATGAAAGATCGTAGTGGGTTTTAGATATTACGATTTCAGCATTGTTTACAAGTTCTTTTACTATCTTAGCATTTATGTTTACCCTTAAGGTGTCCTTAGTAAGTGGTTTGAATTGTTCCTTATTTGCAACACTCTTCTTATCTTGTGTATTTTCAAATCCAAAGAGTTCATCAATGGTAGAATTCTTAGTAAGTTCTCTAACCTTATCAGTAATCTCTTGATTAGCTCCAATGACATTTGCTTTCTGATTGTATTTCTTCAACATCAACTTATAATAAATTGCATTGTTATTGAAACTTCTGAAAGCCTGTGAATGTTCAACAGTAAACATTCTATTTATTTCACAGAACCATAAAAAATCCTCTTTGGATGGTCTTTTATCTACACCGAAGATTTGTTTGAATGTTTTCTTAGGTATGTGAATTTCAAAAGAATCGAATAAAGTTAAATCAAATTGATTAATAGCACCTGTATTATCTGGAAACTGATTGTTTTCAACAGATACCTTAACTAAACCATCACAAACATAGTTATAGAGTTGATATTCATGGAATGAATAATCTGTTCCCCTTTTGTCTGGGTCGGTTAAGAAATAAACAACCTCATGTCCAAATATATTGTTTGAATCATTACTCATTTTATCCAAAAGTTGAGTAGCTAATGTCAAACTATAAGGTTTGTATAAAGAATTTACTTGGTCTTGATTCAAAATTGGCAAAGGACTATCAACTGGTGATGGTGTAATGTTTTGTTGCAGACCACCACTGGGTAAAGAAATATCACTTGTAGTATCATTTACTATACCAAGTTTCAAACAGTTACAATCCTCCCTTATACCAAAAAGATTAGTTTTTTTAGAATCTTGTGTAACATTCTGAAAATCACCTATCAGGTTAATGTCATAAATTTTTACCAAACTTCCTGACTTATATTGTAAAAGATATTCGATTTGGAAAAACCTTATTGGATTTATTATTGCGGATGTAATATTTTCTTTAGTAAAGTACTCCCACTCCGATACAGTCCTTCCATAATCTTGTGAAAACCTATACTTTATTGTAATATCCTCCAAATTTCCCTTATGTAATATCTCAATATCATCAATACTAAAAACTTTATAGATGTAAGGTGGTTTTATTATTTCCTCAGTTTGCGTTTCATCAATTTGTACAACCCCTGTACCTTCATTCAAATTTCTGTATAAGACACCATCTAGTTTATAATCCAAAAGTTTTATAGTGCCTATCTCAGAAGACCCTTTTCTTGTCAACTTTAAATCAAAGTACATTTCATCGGTAGAATTGAATGGTGGAAACTCCTTAATGCTTAGTGGTAAATCATACCACTGAGTCCATTTGATAGAATCCCTACTGATCCTATATTTTGATTCTAAAAACCTTGTACTTGTTTTACCAGTATAATCAAAACTAAACTTAGTAAACTTTTCAACATCAGTTAGGTTATAGAAACTAAATACCCTTTCTTGGTCTACCGTGTCAAATTGTGGGGCAATATTACCACTGCTGGTAGATAAAGAAAATGTTTCCGATATTGATATGGATCCCTTCGTTGTATCCTTTGAAATTTCATACATATAAAATATATATTAAAAAAAGTTTTGTAATAGGATTATTATTTACTACCTTTGTATAATTAAAATATGAAAATGAATATAAAAGAAACATTCTTAAACTTAACTAAATCCACCTATCCACACGGACACGAACAAGAGATGTACCATCTCTTACCAGAAGATATATCATTTGATGAATTTGGAAATCCCTACAAACTAATAGGTGAAGACCCCAACATCATGTTCACCTGTCACTTGGATACTGCATCTGGTTACAAAGAAAATGTTACCCACATTATTTCAGGTGACTTTATAATGACTAATGGTAAAACTATCTTAGGAGCGGATGATAAAGCTGGTACGACTATTTTACTTTACATGATTGAGAATAATATACCTGGTCTATATTATTTCTTCTTGGGTGAAGAGAGAGGGTGTGTAGGTTCAAGACAAGTTGCTAGCAAACACTTAAATCAAAAACCATTTCCAAACATCACGAAAGTAGTTTCGTTCGACCGAAGAGGACACGATTCAGTAATAACACACCAACTAGGAGGAAGATGTTGTTCAGATATATTTGCTAAAAGTTTAGCAAAACAACTAAACCAAATCAATCCTAATTTCAAATACGGACCAGACCCAACCGGTATTTATACAGACTCAGCTCAGTTTATAAATGTATACCAAGAATGTACCAATATATCTGTAGGATATGACTACGAACATACTACATCGGAACAACAAGATATAAAACACCTAATGGAACTTTGTAATGCTGTACTACAAGTTGAATGGAATAATCTTCCAACAGAAAGGAAAACCGACTCCAAATATTGGGAGGACGATGAAGATGACTGGGAGTACCCAATAAGAACGAGAACTTACAATATTAAAACAATAAGTGTAAAAGACGAGGACTTCCCATACGAAAACATAGAGTTCGAAATCGAAGAAAAAACCAAAGAGATATTACACATCCAAGTGAGTAAAGACAGACAACACCACGAACAAGGACTAATCGAGGAACTGTTAACAAGTTTAGAAATAGAACACCATAATGGTAAATGGGATGGGAACACCTATGTATACAAGAGTGAATATGGGACAGATGAAATAAACAGAGAAATACTAATAGACTATATCAAAGACTTAGATTTAGCAACGAAATATAGAGAATATATATCATGATGTTACATGTTTTTAAGAAGGGATTGATAACGATATTTTCTGCTATGTCCCAAAATAGAGCGATAGGAATAGACAATTCCCTTCCGTGGAACCTCCCACAGGACTTAAAAAGGTTCAAAAAACTCACACAAAACCAAGTAGTAGTTATGGGTAGGAAGACCTATGAGTCTCTAGGAAGGTCGCTCCCTAATAGATTAAATATCATTCTAACGAAGGATACAAAGTGGAACGGTATAAAGGGAGACAATACCTATGTTTACTATAGTGTAGAAGAGGTACTCGAGAGATTCAAAACTAGAGACCTGTACATAATAGGAGGTGCGGAAATTTACAAAGCCTTTATGAACTATGCCGACAAGATGGAAATAACTTTCATAGACAAAGAAATCGAAGGAGATACGTATTTTCCAGAAATATCAGAAGATTGGGGAATCGAAAACAAAGAAACACATGAAAATGAAGATTTCACTTATCATTTTATCACATACACAAGAAAGGGCAAAGAAATAGACATTTAAGAAAACCTTTTAACACCCATCCACTATAAACCATAATAAAATAAAATTATTATGACTAACGAATTTAATAATATTTCTGATGAAAAACCAGAGTTATTGAATGTAAAGATGGCGATTTCTGACGACGATGATGATGAAGCAAGAAACTCCTCAAAAGCAAATAAAGGTCAAGAGGTAAAATCCAAAACACCAGTTTTAGATAGTTTCTCAAAAGACTTAACTAAAATGGCAGTGGAGGGCAAACTCGATCCAATAATCGGTAGAGAAAAGGAAATCGAAAGAGTTTCACAGATATTAGCAAGGAGGAAAAAGAACAACCCACTATTGATTGGTGAACCAGGTACCGGTAAAAGCTCAATAGCCGAAGGATTGGCACAAAGGATTGTTGAGAGGAAATGTTCTAGGATACTATTTAATAAAAGAATTGTTATTCTAGACTTAGCGTCAATGGTCGCTGGAACAAAATATAGAGGACAGTTCGAGGAAAGAATTAAAGCTTTGATGCAAGAGGTTGAAAAGGAACCAGATGTTATCCTATTTATTGACGAAATCCACACCATCATTGGTGCAGGAGGTTCCAGTGGAACACTCGATGCATCAAATATGTTTAAACCTGCACTTGCAAGAGGGGAAATCCAATTGATTGGAGCAACTACACTTGATGAATATAGAAAACACATAGAAAAGGATGGTGCATTAGAAAGAAGATTCCAAAAAGTAATTATCGAACCTGCTACAGAGGAAGAAACAATGCAGATTCTTAATCAGGTAAAAGATAAATATGAATCACATCATAATGTAGTATTTACCGAAGAGGCTATACAAGCTTGTGTCGATTTAACATCTAGATTTATGACAGATAGATTTCTTCCTGATAAAGCACTTGATGCTTTGGATGAATCTGGTTCTAGAGTACATATTGCTAACATCGTAGTTCCAAAGGAAATTATCGATATTGAAACTAAGATTTCCGAAGTTAAAGAACAAAAAACATTAGTTGTTAGAGGACAAAGATATGAAGAGGCAGCTCGTCTCAGAGATGTAGAAAAACAACTACATAATAATCTAGAGGACGCCAGAAAGAAATGGGATGAAGACCAAAAGAACAATAAACAGACCGTTACGGAGGATAATGTAGCAGAAGTCGTATCTATGATGACTGGTATCCCACTCCAAAAAGTAGGACAAAAAGAGTCCCAAAAACTCTCCAATATGTCGAAAGAAATTATGGGGAAAGTCATTGGACAAGATAAAGCTGTTGAGTCTGTAATCAAATCAATCCAAAGAGGTAGAGTAGGACTGAAAGACCCCAATAGACCAATCGGTACATTCCTTTTCCTTGGACCAACAGGAGTCGGCAAAACTCAACTCTGTAAGATATTAGCAAAATATTTGTTCGATTCAGAGGACTCTTTAATCAGAGTTGATATGAGTGAATTTATGGAAAAGTTTGCGGTATCTAGACTTATTGGAGCACCGCCGGGATATGTAGGTCATGATGAAGGTGGTCAGTTGACTGAAAAGGTTAGAAGAAAACCATATTCTGTAATTCTATTAGATGAAGTTGAAAAAGCACACTCGGAGGTGTTTAACATTCTGTTACAGGTACTTGATGATGGACAACTTACTGATTCTGTAGGTAGAAAAGTAAGTTTCAAAAATACAGTTATTATAATGACATCTAATACCGGTTCAAGACAACTCAAAGATTTTGGAACAGGTATCGGATTCTCTACAAAAAACAAAGAAGAACAGAAGAGAGACCAAGAGAAAGATGTTATTGAAAAAGAGTTGAAGAAAACATTTGCACCAGAGTTTCTCAATAGAATTGATGAAATCATTACTTTTAACTCTTTGAACAAGGAAGATATAATGAAAATTGTCGATATTGAATTTGAGAAAGTCCTCGAGAGAATTAGAACAATGGAATTTGAACTTGAGATAACTGAAACTGCCAAAGAATACATTTCAGAAAAAGGATACGATCCTGAATATGGAGCAAGACCACTAAAAAGGGCAATCCAAAGATATATCGAGGACCCAATCACAGAAGAAATAATCCAATCCAATCCAAAGAAGGGAACTAAAATGTGTTTGGACTATGATAAGGAACAAGATTCAATGGTTGTAACCCAAACAAAGGAAAAAAAGACTAAAAAGAAAATTTAAAAATGAATCATTTTATAACTTATGGTAATGATAACTATTATAACTCTAAAATACGAATTGCTAACGAAGCTAGAAATTTTGGGTTTGATACGGTGACTACATATGGACCAGAAAGTCTTACCAAAGAATTTTTTGATTTGACTTTACCATATATCAATCACCCAAGAGGAGGGGGATACTGGTTATGGAAATCACTAATTATAAAAAACAAGTTAGAAAGTATTAATGATGGTGACTTTTTAGTCTACGCGGATGCTGGGTGTCATATAAATATCCATGGAAAAGAAAGATTTCAACAATACCTAAATATGTTTGAAAATACAGAACTCGGTATATTATCTTTTGAATTGACAGGTCTCACTGAAACTATGTACACTAACGAGTCTGTTTTCGATTATTTTGGAGTTGATGAGGGTGATGAAATGAGGGAATCTTACCAACTAGCTGCAACTATATTGATAATGAAAAAAAATGACCATTGTCTGAAATTGATAGATGAATTTTACAAAATATCAACTACAAAACCAGAAATATTTTCAGACATCCACAATAATTACAAAAGGCACAAAGATTTCAGAGACCATAGACATGACCAGAGTGTTTTTGGAATTTTAAGAAAAAAAATGGGGACTATAATAATACCAGATGAAACTTGGGCAGTGGATTTTAATACACTTCTTCATATACCAATATTATCAACAAGAATAAGAGGATGATGGAAAATAAATTTACATACATAATAGGATATCGTCATAGTGACGAAAGATATAAAAATCTTTCAAGAACTTTGGAATGGTTAAATAATTTTCCCGATTCCGAAATAATAATAGTTGAGCAAGATATTACGCAAAAACTTTCTTTATCAAATGATAAAATAAAACACATTTTTGTTTACAATAATTCAGCTTATAATAGATCTTGGGCTTTCAATATTGCTTCGAAACTTGCTTCAACAGAAAAAATATGCTTCGGAGATTCTGACTTGGTAATGAATGTTAGTCACTTTTTGGAATCACTCTCAGAACTTGAAAATTTTGACGTTGTAAGTCCTTATAAAGTAGTTCTGGATTTGTATGAGGTTGAGTCTGAGTTCCCACTCAGTCAAATGGAAAATATACAAAGACCTGGTAGAGGGGAGACAGATAACCAAAAAATAAATTTATGTGGTGGTATCGTTCTTTTCAGAAAAGACGCTATAACCAAAATAGGTGGATGGAATGAGGACTTTATTGGTTGGGGAGGAGAAGATGATTTCCAAACTTTGAAAGTCAATTTATTTGGATTAAAGTCTAAAGAAATGCCATATAAATGTTACCACCTCTATCATGAAAGACCCGCACCTGATATGAATCTTTATAGGAGAAATTTGGACCTACTCAACCGAGCTTTCAATGTAAAAATTGAAGACCTAAGAACCTACATTACAAATTCAATGATTTATATTGGAAATGAAAATAAATTCAAAAGATAGGATGATGATTCTTTATGTTTTCATAACACATCAAAAAAACATAGATAAGTGTTATCCAAGGATAAAATCAATGATGAAAACCAATAATTTTATTATTGTTCAAGGAGGATTTACCAGAGACTCCTATGATGAAAATAAAAATATTTTGAATTTGAATTGTAATGACGGATACGTTGGATTGCCCGAAAAAGTTATGAAAACTTTTCATTATTTATTATCAGATGCCAGATTCAACAAATATACTAATTTTGTAAAACTTGATGATGATATGATTGTTTTGAAAGAAATACAAGAAATCAACGATGATTATTTAGGAAATGTTCATTATAGTGACGGCAATAGACAATGGCATGTTGGGAGGACAGGAACATTTTGGGACAAAATACCATATTTGGGTGATTTCAAACCCTGGTGTATGGGGGGTTTCGGTTATGTCATTTCTAGGAAATCTTTAGAAAAAGTTATACCTAATTTCGATTATTTAGACCACATTTACGAAGATGTATACATTGGAAATTTGATGAATAAAATCGGTGTAATCCCAAAACAATTCAATATAAAAGAATATCTGGTTAGTCCAGAACATTAAAATAAATAATAATTTATGCATAAAATACTAATTACAGGCGTTGCTGGACTACTGGGTTCGAGAATGGCTGACTGGTTAATTCAAAACAAACCCAATTTCACAATTATAGGGATCGATGATTTGAGTGGTGGTTACAAAGAGAACATAAATGAGAAAGTCATTTTCTACAATTTGAATCTAGTCAGTGAATCATTAGACCATATCTTTAATGAATGGAAGCCTGATTATGTTTACCATTTTGCTGCTTACGCAGCTGAAGGTTTATCTCCTTTCATCAGAATGTATAATTACCAAAATAATTTAGTTTCTACAGCGAATATAATAAACCAATGCATCAAACACGATGTTAAAAGATTAATATTCACTTCTTCTTTAGCAGTTTATGGACATGGTTATGGAGGTATCTTTGATGAAAATCAAATACCAAATCCAATAGACCCATACGGAGTTGCAAAATTTGGTTGTGAAATGGATATTAAAATCGCCGGAGAACAACATGGATTAGATTGGTGTATTATCAGACCACATAACGTTTATGGTATAAAACAAAATATATGGGACAAATATAGGAATGTTCTTGGTATCTGGATGTATCAGCACATAAATAATCAACCAATGACTATCTTTGGTGATGGGAAACAAACTAGAGCTTTTAGTTACATCGATGATATCCTAGAACCTCTTTGGAATGCAGCTTCCAAAGTAGAGGCATCAAAAGAGATTATTAATCTTGGAGGTATCGAAGAGTATTCAATTTTAGATTGTGCTAATACACTGAAACAGATTATTGGTTCAGGAGAATTAATTTTTCTCGATGGAAGACATGAGGTTAAACACTCAATACCCACTTGGGAGAAATCAGAAAAAATATTGGAATTCAAACACCAAACAAATTTGGAAAAGGGTTTGACTAAGATGTGGGAATGGGCACAAAGTCAGCCCAACAGAGACAGATTCATTTGGGATAGTTACGAAATTGATAATAAAATATATTCTTTTTGGAAAAAATAAAGAACAAAATATTTTTAGTTCATAAAACAATAAAGCTAGATAAATGAATTTTTTTTCAATAGCCATACCAACTTATGAAATGAAAGGCAAAGGTGTGGATTTTCTTGATTTCTCTTTCAATAAATTAATAAATCAAAATTTCAATGATTTTGAGGTAGTTATCTCTGACCACAGTAAGGACTCTTTGATAGAAGAACTGTGTAATGTCTGGAGGACCAAACTAAATATAAAATATTACCGAAATTATTCTGAAGTCGGTAGTTCATCGGCGAATATTAATAATGCTATACTTAATTCTACTGGACAATGGATAAAAATCTTATTTCAAGATGACTTTTTGTTTGATGAAAATTCATTGATGATTACACACGACTCAATAAAATCAAATTTGGATTCGAATTGGTTTGTATCGAGTTGCCAACACAGTAGTGATGGTTATTCATTTTATAGAGAATTTATTCCACACTGGAATGACAAAATGATATACGGTAACAATACTATAAGTTCCCCAAGTGTATTAACCATTAAGAATGATGAAAATAAATTGTTATTCGATAAAGACTATATCTGGCTAATGGATTGTGATTATTATCAAAGATGTTATAATCTTTTCGGAGCCCCAACGATAATAAATCAAGTAACGGTTGTGAACAGAACCTGGGCAAATCAAGTTACAAATGAACTCAGTTTTGAAATAAAAAATAAGGAACATTACCAAATTCTAAAAAAACATAATGTAATATGATATTATTAAATAATGTAACGATAGTTTCTGTAGCTTGCGTTAGGGCCGAACAAACATTAAAGGCAATAAAACACTCAATGAAAGGTATCGAATTTAACAAATCCATTTTGTTTACAAACCAAAATATTGTTGACGATACAGTCGAGATTGTTAAAATAGATAATTTAGACTATGAAGGTTATAATAAATTTATTGTTTATGACCTACATAAGTATATTACTACAGATTTTGTTTTGATTGTTCAAGACGATGGTTTTGTAATTAATCCTCAAATGTGGAGGGATGATTTTTTTAAATATGATTACATAGGTGCACCATGGCCATTACCCAGTGATAATTTTAGTTTTAGGGATCCTTTCAATAATATAATCAGGGTAGGTAATGGTGGTTTCTCCTTAAGAACAAAAAAAATACTTTCTTTACCAACTAGTCTGAATGTAGAGTGGAAAAGTTATTTCGGATTTTATAATGAGGATGGATTTTTTACTTGCCACAACAGACACCTTTTCGAGAAAGAGGGATGTGTTTACGCACCATTGGACATCGCTAAATACTTTTCACATGAATCAGAAATACCGGAAATACAAGGTATCCTACCATTTGGATTTCATGGTAAATGGTCAAAATATTTTACAGTACTATAATGAATTTTTTTTGTATATCTAACTACAACAATGATTTGGATTGGTTGAGAGATTTCCCCAACCCACACATAATTTATGATAAAACTTGGAATGGTGGAGCAATTGATAACTACAACAGTAGTTATTTAGCACCCATCGATCTTAAGAAAAAATATCCTGATTTCAATATCGTAAACGGTAATCAGAATGGTTATAATATCAATGATTATCTTACATTCATTATTGATAACTATGATAATTTACCAGAGGTTACCGCTTTCATAAAGGGTAATACTATTGGTAGACATGTTAGTAAAGAATATTTTTACAAAGTTATAAATAACAAAACCTTCACACCATTAGTTGACCCAACACAACATGAACCGATGAAAAACGATTATGCAATGTGGTCATGTGATGGTCTATGGATGGAAACAAATGATAGTTGGTACTTATATTTACCAAATCACCCAACAAGATATTTTAAAAACTATAATGTTTTTTTAAAATTCTGTTTCACAAACCCAATTTTACCAAAATATGTTACCTTTCCACCTGGTGGCAACTTTGTAGTACCCAAAGATTACATACTAAAATATGATAAAATTTTTTATCAAAACCTTAGGAAGTTTGTAGAGTATGAGAGAGTTCCTGGCGAGGGTCAAATGATAGAAAGAGCTTTATATACAATTTGGTGTTGCAATTATGAGGTTTCAGAAAATATGAAAAAATTAATTTAAAATATGTTAGTATCTACCATGACAGGAAATCTTGGCAATCATATGTGGAACTATGTTCTATGCAGAGTTGTTGCTGAAAAATTAGGATATGATTGGGGTGTAAATCCCATTCCAACACATGATTACTATAATGGATCGAATCAAATGTATTTCATGGATGTCAACTTTGGGAAACCCGTCGAAGTCGTTGGTAAAAACTCAAGAGGATTAAATATTTATAAAGATATACCAAATGAATATTACGATACTCCCAAGGGTTATACTTATGATAATAATGAGTGTCTTATAAATCATTTTGATTCAGGAGTATTCAGTATACAAGATAACACAATGATTCATTTAATCTCACAGTCTGAAGATTATCTTATAGATAGAAAAAAAGATATTGAATCATGGTTCACTATAAAAGAATCTTATTCAAATGAATATCAAAATAGACTAACTAATGCTGGTTTGGAATTGAACCAAGACCTTTGTGTTATAAATTTTAGAGGTGGGGAGTTTCTTTCGGTGCATAATTTGGTACCAAGGCCCGAATATTGGAGGGATTCCATAAACTATATGAAATCAATAAACCCAAATATGAATTTCATAATCATCACTGATGATACCCAATCAGCAACCAGATATATTGGCAATTATCCTTGTTACCACTTTGACATAGGTATGGATTTCTACATAATAAATCAATCTAAATATTCCATATTGAGTAATTCGAGTTTTGGATGGTGGGCTTCGTGGCTTAATACGCAATCAAAATTGACAATTGGGCCAAAATATTGGGGTAGACATAATATAAGTGACGGATATTGGTCATTGGGTGACCAATATGTAAGAGGGTGGTATTATATGGGTCGAGATGGATCACTTTATGACTACGATACTTGTAAACAAGAGGCTCAAGAATACTATAAAAATAAAAACTTAATATAATGGCAAAGATATACGATTGTTTTCCTTTTTTTAATGAATTGGATATCTTAGAAATAAGACTGGAAATATTATATGATTATGTTGATTATTTTATCATAAGTGAGTGTGACTCAACATTCAGTGGACTAGATAAACCTTTCTATTTTGAAGAAAATAAAGAGAAATATTCCAAATATCTGGATAAAATAATTCACATCAAACATACAAACACAAAAGACTATATAAATAGGGAATCAGTATATGAAAATAGACAACTTGAAATTTATAATGATATAAATCGAAGATTAGATTTTATGATGAAATCTCCTAAGACCGACTATGGTGCACCTCATTGGTGTAGAGATTTTTTCCACAAGGAATTAATTATGTTAGCTACTGATATTTGTGAACCAGATGACATAATATTGTTTGGAGATTGTGATGAAATACCCAATTTAGAAAAAATTCCAATTGACGGAAATACCTATGTAACATATCAAAAGAATATGTTATATTACATTGATTTGGAGAATAAATCTGAGAAATGGTTTGGAACCGTAATAACAAAACATAAAAATTTAAAAGATGGATCTTTTATGTTTACAAGAGACCACAGACAAACTCTTCTTCCGATTGAGAATGGTGGTTGGCATTTGAGTTGGATGGGTGGAAGAGACAGAATAATGAAAAAATTACTTAGTTGGAGTCACCAAGAATACAACAATCAATATTTTCAATCTAAAATTAAATACCAAGCAGACGAGAAAAAGGATTTTTTCGATAGAAATATTAATATAGAAGATATTATTTTGGAAGACTATTACCCTTCTAATATATTGGATTTTATCAGAAAAAAATTTCCATATTTAATAAAAAATAATAATAAACAATGAATGAAAACTATTACGAATTAGTAAATGCGAATCAAATTTTAAATGTTTCGAGGATGGGACCTCATAGGTCCCCTTTTGATAAAGAAAACAACCTTTTTGGATTATATGATTTTATAAAACACCATGATACAAAAGACAAAGTTATTGTAGAAATTGGCTGTTATCTGGGAATATCAACAGAATTATTTGCGATGTTTTGTAAAGAGATAACATCAATTGATTTGTGGGGTATGGATGAAAGCTATGATGGTGGTGAAAACCCCAAAGAATTCTGGCCAATAGTAGAAAGATTAGCAAATGAAAGACTTTCCAAATACTCGAATGCTAAATTGGTCAAAAACAGTGGTTTTCTTGCAAGTCAAACATTCGAATCAGAGTCTATAGATTTGCTTTACCTTGATGGTAATCATTCATTTGAATCAGTTGTGAATGATGCTAAACTCTGGCACGAAAAAATTAAAGTGGGCGGGGTCTTATCAGGACACGATTATAATATATCTACTGTACAAAAAGCTGTGAACTATATTTTAGACACTATGGAATATTCAGATTTGAACATCTTCGGTGACACATCTTGGTCCCTCATAAAAAAATAATATACAATTGAAAACTATTAATTTTGTAAGTGGTGGTCAACTAGGTGATGTAATACATGCACTATTCGCTGTAAGAAATATTTGTCATAGAAATAATGCAAAAGCGAACTTATATATCTCTGACCTTTCTTACAATATGGTAGGTTGTGGCAATTTTACTTATGACTTAGAAAAAACACAAAAGGATATGCATAAGTTGATGAGTACACAAGATTATATAAATTATTTCGGTATTTTCCCCAGAGATTTTAAAGAAGATTTTATCAATCTAAGCATTTGGAGAGACCATATAGAACAAACAAAAATAAATGGATATTATAGCAAGTGTTGGACAGATATATTAAAAGATACATTCACTCTGGACTTAGAAAATGATGACTTTACCCCATGGATAAATGTTTTAGAAGATGACAATCAAACTAAAAATAAAGTTTTAATCCACAGGTCGATTCATAGACATAATACATCCTTTAGATGGGATTTTTATTTGGATAAGATAGATGGTGATATATTATTTATTACCACAAATGAGCAAGAATGGGATATATTTCCATACAAAAAACAAAATATGAGTTTATATTTGAAAGATAATATATTTGATGTTGCAAAAGCTATAAATTCATGTAAATACTTTATAGGCAATCAATCATCTAATTTCGCACTTGCTTGTTCTCTGAACATACCAAGATTAGTAGAATTGTCTTATCTTTCTGACAAATTTTATAGTGGTGAGATAAAATATTTCGATAACATGTCATTTTTTTTCAACGAAAATGATAAACACTATTCGGAAAATTGCCCTTTCTACTAATTATGAAAAAATAAAAATTATAAAAAAATATGAAGGAACTATTCACTTTGGGAAATTTATATGTCTCTGATTTTCTAAAAGATGACGAAAAACCAAGAGGTCCAAAAACAGAATTAAAATTTATGTTAGAAGAAAGTGGCGCTGTCAGATTAGAAAAAACAGCACCATTGGATACTATGTATGGAAAATATTGGTATAGATCTGGTATCAATAATACAATGAGGAATGAATTGAAAAACATAGTTGATTCGATAAAGGGGATAATTCTTTTGAAAGAAAACGATTTATGGATTGATATTGCCTGTAATGATGGTACCTTGCTCAGTTACGTACCCGACAATTTAATAAAAGTTGGCATCGATCCAGTCGATGATTCTTATAAAATAGAATCAGAAAAATACGCAAATCTTATAATTCAAGATTACTTTAGTTCGGACGTATTCAAAAAATCAAAATTCGGAAATTTGAAAGCTAAAGTTATAACATCAATAGCAATGTTTTATGATTTAGAAAATCCAAAACAATTTATAAATGACATCAAAGAAGTTTTGGATGATGACGGTGTTTGGGTTTTACAATTATCCTACACGCCTTTGATGATTGAACAAATGGCATTTGATAATATTTGCCATGAACACGTTTACTATTATTCACTTTTTAATTTGAAAAATATGTTTGACGAATGTGGTGTTGACATTGTTGATGTGCAGCTAAATGATATAAATGGAGGATCTTTTAGAATTTATTGCATGAAAAATACTGCGGATAAAACAAAGTTTAGTACCCAACCACACAGAGATGTTTGTGGTTTTAGAATTAACTCATTATTAGAATATGAAAAAACTTTGAATCTAGATAATCCAAAAACGTGGTCTGACTTCTATGACGAAATAAACAAATTAAAAGATAAAACGATTTCATTCATCAAAGAAGAAAAATCTAAAGGAAAAAAAATATGGGCTTATGGTGCCTCCACAAAGGGTAATACTCTTTTACAATATTTTGGTCTTGACCACAATTTAATTGAGGGTATAGCGGAAAGAAGCATTCACAAATTTGGTTTGAAAACTGTTGGTACAGAAATTCCCATCTTTTCTGAAGATGAAATGCGTAAGGCAAAACCCGATTACTTATTAGTTTTGCCTTGGCATTTTATTAATGAATTCATCAATAGAGAAAAGGAATTTCTTTTTCGAGGGGGTAAATTTATCGTACCTTGTCCCAAATTTAACATAATTGGTATATAAAAAATAAATAAATAATATGGAAAATGTAAGAATAATTGAAAGCGAGTTTGAAAGTTCGACACAAGCGTTAAACGCTTTATTAGAATATAATAATAACAATAATATCATACAAGACATGTCAAATGTTGTGTTTGTAGATGTTGGTGCTGGTATGCCAGAATATTACTCAAATTCATTAAAATTTAGAGAGTTGGGGGCTAAAATAATAGCAATAGAACCCATACCATCATTTTGTGAGATGTTTAGACATAAGAATTGGGATGTTTTGGAATATGCTGTTACCAAAGATGATTCACAAGATATGGTATTATTCACTGAAATGAGACACAGTGGTGATTTTCTTGGTTTAGCTGGTTCTGCGATTAAAGGTTATAATGATGATGCTATTATTTCACCAGATAAAGTATTTGCAGAATATACTGTTAAATCTCTTAGTCTTAATACAATATTGAAAACCCATCATCCAGAACTAGAAAGTTTTGATGTGTTAGATATCGATATTGAAGGTAATGAGGTTGATATACTTAAAAATTTTAATTTAAATAAATATAAACCAAAGGTAATGATAATTGAAAATTTAAAACCAGACCATAACGGTTATTATGATTATTATAAAGAAATAAATTATGTGTTAATAGTTAAATGTGGTCATAACGATATCCTAATTAGGAAATAAAAATGGAAACAGTGAAAAATTATGAAAAAAACAATTTTTTGTGATATTGATGGAACCTTAATAAAACATTTTTCACCTTTTTATACATGTGATAAAAATTTTAAAATGGAATTATTAGAAAACACAATAAATAAATTATATGAATGGGATAAAATGGGTTATAATATTATACTAACAACAGGTAGAAAAGAAGGTATGAGAAAAATAACCGAAAAACAACTTTCAAAAGCAGGTATTATATATGATAGATTAATAATGGGTCTTGGATCAGGACCCAGATATTTAATAAACGATAGAAAAACAAATGGAGAAGATACTGCTTTTAGTTACAATATTAATCGTGATTATGGTATAAAAGACATTGATATTTAATGAAAAATCCGTATATTATTGGTATAAGTGGTCCTTCGGGTGTTGGTAAAACAACAATTTCATATTTATTATCTTATTTGTTCAACATCAATGATGTTATAATACTGAGTGGTGATGATTTACACAAATGGGAAAGAAATGACCCAAATTGGGATACTTTTACTCATTTTCATCCTGATGCAAATGATTTAAGTCTTGGATTACATCATTTATCCAATCTTAAAAATGGTAAATCAATTTTGAGAAAAAAATATAATCATGGTACCGGTAAATTCGACGATGGAATTGAGGTATATAGTAAACCAATTATAATTTATGAAGGACTACATTCTCTATATGACAAAAATATTTGCGATTTGATAGATTTGAAAATATTTATAGATACTGACGAAAAACTAACCAAAGAATGGAAAATAAAAAGAGATACCGTTTCGAGGGGGTATAGTCCAGACGATGTTATAAAAATAATGGAGAGAAGAAAATCAGACGCTATTCAATTTATAAATCCGCAAAAATACAATGCAGATGTTGTAATTAAGTTTAATAAATTGAAAAAAATCAAACTCACCTATAAAATACTTACAAAATTAAATCAAAATTCCGAAAACATTATTAAAAATTTGAAAAGAATTTATAAATTGGTTTCTGATTTTTTACAAATTGCTGATTTTCTATCAACAGATATAAGTTTGGTACAAGGCAAAGGAGGAAACATATCACTCAAATTTGAGGATAAATTTCTAATAAAATCTTCCGGTTTCAAAATGCAAGATATATCTTTCACAGAGGGATTTTCAATATGTGAAAATAAACCAAATAGATTATTTAACGATGAAAATGAATATGAACTTTATTCTAAGGAATCAGTTTTTTATTCAGTAGGTAAACCTTCTATGGAAATTGGGTTTCATAATAATATTCAATATAATGTAATTATACACACACACCCAATTTATCTCAATGCTATTTTGTGTTCGAAAGAATCAAAGGAAATAATAAACCATTTATTCAAAGATTTAAAATTCAAATTTATTGAATATTTGACACCCGGTTACAAACTATCCAATTTTTTCTACAAAGAAGACAATTGTAAAATATATTTTTTAGAAAACCATGGGTTGATTGTTTGCTCGGACAAAATAAATGAAGCGATAAAAATTACAAAAAAAATAAACATTGATTGTGAAAATTGGATATTGCAAAATAGTAGTAACTTTATACCAATTAATATCAACGTAGAAAACAAATATTTATTTCCTGATTCAGTAGTCTTCTCGGAAGAATTAAAGGAAATAAATAATTACATTCTTAGTTTAATAACTAAGTGTGGATTGTCTCCGAAATTTTTAACTAATGATGAAATAAACGAAATCCAACAATTAGAATCTGAAAAATTTCGAAAAAATCAGAAAAATTGAATTTTAGTTAGGTAAATAATCGAATGAATATATTTCAGTCTGATAATAAAATAAAAAAATATAAATGAAAGTCATAATCCCAATGGCCGGCCTCGGTGAAAGATTCGTGTTGAATGGATATACCGACCCTAAACCATTAATTAATGTTGCCGACAAAAGAATAATTCAGTATATTCTCGATATGTTTCCCAATGAGGATGATTATATATTTATCTGTAATGACGAGCATATAAAGAATACAAATATGTCAGAGGTATTATTATCCTTAAAGCCAAATTGTAAAATTTTTACAATGCCACAACACAAAAAGGGACCAGTATACACTGTAAAAACAATCGTCGATTCAATAGATGACGATGATGAAATCATTATTTCATATTGTGATAATCCTTATTTATGGAATATTGATGATTTCAAACATCATGTTAGAATAAATAATCTGGATGGTTGTATACTCACACACACAGGATTCCACCCCCATACCTTGAGTGATACGAAAATGGCCTTCATAAAAGAAAATGATGGACTAGTTAGTGAGATAAAGGAAAAGGAATGTTACACAAATAATCCAATGGACGAACACGCCTCAACGGGAGTTTATTATTTCAAAAAAGGAGAATATGTAAAAAAATATTTCAACAAATTAATTGATTCAGATATAAACTATAATGGAGAATACTATGTAACATTAGTATATAATTTACTAATCAATGACAATTTAAAGGTAGGATATTTCGACACTGATATTGTTATGGTTTTTGGGACACCTGAGGAGGTTTCAAACTTCGAGGCTTGGAATACCATACTTACAGAAAAACAAGTAAAAAATGAACAAGATTTGTTAAATTGTTACAGATACTGGAGAAAATACAAAGAATTTACAAAACTTTAAAATATTTCACATATAAAACTTGTCCCAAAAAGTAATTGGTCCCCACTCATAACTTAAAAAACAATTGAAATCGAATAATGAAATATATTTCACATAGGGGAAATTTAAAAAATATAAATCCATCTTTGGAAAATAGTCCAAGTTATATCGATCTTGCAATCAAAGAAGGATTTGATGTAGAAATAGATATTAGAATGTTCAATGGTGAAATATTTTTAGGCCATGATACACCTGACTATTCAATAACTGTCGATTGGTTGATTCACAGAAAGGAAAATTTATGGATACACACTAAAGATATCCAATCTTTGGTATTATTAAATGAATATGATTTAAATCTCTTTTTTCATGAAAAAGAACGACACACAATAATTCATAATACTAAATTTATATGGACTCATGATATTGATGAATCAACAGATAAATCGATAATACCTTTGCTCAAAATCTCTGATTTAGAATCATTCGAAAAATTTAAACATGTGGCCGGAGTTTGTTCTGATTACATTCAAATTTTGAAAAATAAAAATTACGAAGAAATATGAAAACCTGTGTACTAATTTCAGGTCTACCACGAAATGTTGAAAATGCATTCCATTCAATTAACGAATGTTTGATTAAGCCAAATAACGCGGATGTTTTCATTCATTCTTGGGTTGATGAACAAAGTGATTTATCTAATAGAATACTACAACTATATAACCCAATAAAATTTTCATTTGAAAAACAAAAAACATTTGTAAATGATAATTTCGATTTAACCAGAATGATGTTATCCCATGGTAGATCCTATACTAGAGAAAAATTTGTTGAAATGATATACAGTTCTTGGTACAGTAATCAGCAATCTAATTTATTGAAAGAAGCTTACCGATTGGAGAAAAATATTTTTTACGATTATGTTATAAGAGCAAGGTTTGATATTACTTATAGCAAGCCAATAATATGTTCAGAATATGACCCCAATACGTTATATATTGCTAACAGACATAATTTACCCGATGAGATGATAGACGATAGATTCGCTTTTTCATCCAATAGAATAATGAATTTGTATTGTAGTGGATTTAATTTGATGGAATACATACACAATTTACGTCATAACCTCGATGGTATATTTTGTGGAGAAACTATGGTTTATGAAATGGTCAAGCTCTACAATTTAAACCATCATATTATAAATGATTTAAACTTAAATAGACTACCCTCTTAAATATGGAAACAATAGGAAACTTAATCGACAAATTAACCGTCGTAAATATTAGAATATGGTTCGCCGAAGATATTAAGCGCGATAAAGAAGCAAGTGATAAAAAAATTGCTGATGCGTGCAGAATTACGAATGTTGCGAATTCGCAAAGAAATGATTTAATACAAGAAATCGATGAGAAAATAAATCGTATGATTGAAACTGGCGAACTGCAAAAATTATATAAACAAGGTACAAATAAAATGTATGGAAAATAATTTAGTAATCGGAGATACATCTCAGTTGTCAAAATATTTTCCCGAGGATTATATCAAAATTTCCTCCAGAAGAATCAAAAATGAAATATTTAATAAAAAATGGAATTCGGTCTACATAACTTTCGCAAAACAAAATGTTTTTGAAGATGGTAACGAAAATTTCGTAGATATCAATACATTTTTCACTTTGGATATAATAAGTAAGCTACTTGATAATACAAATAAAATTGTTGTTTACACAACTTGTGAAATTTTTAATAATGTCTATGGACCGATTGATGTTGACACTCAACCATCTTTTGTTCCAAAAAAAAATGCAAATTATACCAATTATATACTTTCCAAATACTTATTAGCACAATACATAAAAGAAAATAGAAAAAAAGATAAAAGGTGGGAAAGGGTATTAATTATTCACCCATTCAATTTCGAATCTATTCACAAAAACAGTTATTTCTTGTTCGGAAAAATTACAAACTCTATCTTAAAAAAAGAAAAAATAGAAATATTTGACATAGACTTTTATAAAGATCTTTTGCACGCCTCAAGGATGGTTGAACAATCAATATTAGCGGATAATGATTGTGTTGTGGGTTCTGGTAAACTTATCAATGTTGAAGAAACGGTCAAAAGGATATACAATTTTTTTGATATGGACTTTTATGAATATGTAAAAGTAGTAAAAACTAGTTTCGATAAAAGAAATTTTTACTACTCTCGAAAAAAATTATATTACGATTTTACTGAAGACATGATTTCCGATTTAAAAACAGTCATTAGACTTTAAGAAAGTAAACTATCTAATAAGAACTAAAATCAAAATGATAATATCTAAAATTCAAGGTGGGTTAGGTAATCAAATGTTTCAGTACGCCTTTGCTCGCTTTTTATCATCAAAACATAACGTAAGGTTTTTTTTGGACACAAGTTTCTATAAAAATAATATTGGTGCCGTTACAAGATTATTTTTATTGGATAAATTTCCAAACACAAATATCAATGAATTCAACCCAATAAATTTAAAATATCCTATACAGCGTATACCAGATAATTTTTTTTTCAATAAAATTGAAATATTACCCAATATGGATTATTATTTAGATGGATATTGGCAATCTGAGAAATATTTTTTAGAAATTCGAGAAGAATTAAGAAATGAATTTTCACCACCAACAAACGTATTGGATAAACTATTAAAAACTATATCCACAAATTCAAATTCTGTCTCCATCCATATAAGGAGAACAGACTATGTCACATCCAATGGATATCACCCTGTTCAGACAGTGGAATATTATGAAAATGCTCTAAACATTATTGGAGACTACGATAATCTGTTTGTTTTTTCGGACGATATTCAATGGTGTAAGAATAATTTGAATTTCAAAAAAATGATCTTCGTTGAAAGTTTATCCGAAATCGAAGATTTGTGGTTGATGTCACTCTGTAAGAATAACATCATAGCCAATTCAACATTCAGTTGGTGGGGAGCATGGTTGAACAAAAATCCCAACAAAAAAGTAGTCGCTCCGATTAAATGGTTCGGATCTCAAACAAATTTAAACACTTCTGATATAATACCAGAAGATTGGCTGAAAATATAAAACTACTAAAAATGAAAAAAATCAAAATATCATTCTCGGACTTTTGGAATGGGTATGATTCAAATTCCAATTTTTGGACAATTTTACTTGATAAATTAGGAATATCCTATGAAATTGTTGATAACCACTCTGATTTACTTATTTCCTCTTGTTTCGGATTCAACTGGACTAGGTTGACAGCAACTAAAAAAATATTTTGGACCGGTGAAAACTGGTATAGAATGGATAGTAAAATTCCAAACATTGGAAATTCGACTATTATTGAAAATTTTGATTTCGTTCTAAGTTTCGATTACAACAATTATCCGAATCATTATAGATTACCCTTATATTTGATAGATTTGATGGAGAGAAATATTCAAGATTTGAATTCTCTATTTAGAAAAAAAAGTAAAGATGAACTATACGTAGAATTTAAAGACAGAAAATTCTGCACCTTTGTGCAAGGTAATGGTAACTGTGAGTTCAGAAATTCCTACTACCACTACTTGAATGAGAAAATTAGTAAAGTAGACTCATTCGGACAGTTATTCAACAACACGGGTGAAATTGTAAATAGAGATGGTAAAATTCAAAAAACGAAATCATACAAATTTGCTTTGTCTTTTGAGAATTCTGAGTATGATGGGTATGTCAGTGAAAAAATTATAGATGCTTTCGCATCTGATATAATACCAATATATTGGGGTGGTAATAAAATAGGCAATGAGTTCAATAATAAATCTTTTATAAATGTTCATGAGCTTGGCGTTGAGGGTTCTTTAGCCAAAATAAACCAAGTCATGAATGATTTTGAACTTTATTGGGAAATGTATAATAGTAAAATTATATCAGACGAACAAGAACCATTGAATGAGAGAATCCATAACTTTGAAGAAAAGTTTAAAAATTTTATAACTAACTTATGAGAATAGCAGTTGTAACGGGTTCTGCTGGTTTAATAGGGTCTCAAGCTTGTCAATTTTTTAATGAAAGGGGCTTTACAATTGTTGGTATAGATAATGATATGAGAGCTTATTTTTTTGGAGTGGAATCCTCTACAAAAAACTCTCTTGAATCCATCAAAACAAATATTGATGGTTATATTCATTATGACATCGATATTAGAGACTATGACAAAATGAATGCATTATTTGAAAAATATTCCACAAATATTGATATTGTCATACACACAGCCGCCCAACCATCACACGATTGGGCCGCGAAAGAGCCATTGACCGATTTTACGGTTAATGCTGTTGGCACTATGAATCTTTTAGAATTGACCAGAATTTATTCTCCAAAAGCAACATTTATTTTCACTTCAACCAACAAAGTCTATGGAGACACACCAAATAATTCACCCTATATGAAAGAAACCGAGACTAGGTGGGAGTGTTTTGATGTTTTTGGGAATCTAACTAACATAGATGAAACGATGTCAATAGACAACACAAAACATTCAGTTTTTGGAGCTTCTAAAGTTTCAGCTGATATTATGTGTCAAGAATATGGTAAGTATTTTGGAATGAATGTCGGTATATTTAGAGGAGGTTGTTTGACAGGTCCAAATCATGCCGGCGCTGAACTACATGGATTCCTTTCATATTTGGTCAAATGTGTAGTAAATGATTTACCCTATACCATTTTTGGATACAAGGGTAAACAAGTTAGAGATAATATACATTCTTGGGATTTAGTGAATATGTTTTGGCATTTCCACCAAAATCCAAAGAAAGGTGAGGTCTACAATGCGGGCGGTGGTAGAGAAAACTCAATTTCCATTTTGGAGGCTATCAATCTCATTAATAAGATATGTAATAAACAATGGTCAAATTATACTATTTCTGATAATGCTAGAATCGGAGACCACATATGGTATATTAGTGACTTGACCAAGTTCAAAAATGATTACCCCGAATGGGATATAACTATTTCTCTGGAAGAAACCATTAATCAAATGGTAAATTTTGAAAAAGGAAAATTTTAATAATAAAAAAAACAAATTTTATGATAAACATAAGCTTCGAAACTCATCCAGAAGAATATAAAAACTATTTGAAATCTTTGGAGTTCATAAAATCTATCAATGATGAAGATTTCAATTATCCAAATGAGGTAACTTATTTCCATGTTTACACCGAAGTTAAAAATGAAAAGGAATTAGCTTGTATCAAATCATTTTTTGCTACTCAAAATTTAGATAAAACAAAATTAATTTTGTGGTCTGACTATGATATTTCGAACCAAGAAAATTTGATTCCATTCAAAAATCTGATTGACTTTAGAATTTATGACCCAATTGAAGAATCAAAGGGGACACCCATGGAGGGAAATTTTAATCATCTAAAAGCAACCGATTTCAAATATTATTTAAAATCAGATTTGCTAAGATTACTAGCTTTATATAATTATGGTGGTATATGGATAGATATGGATATCATTTTGCTAAGAGATTTCAAACCCCTTCTCGACCAAGAGTTTTTATATCAATGGGGACATGAAACTGCTTTTGATAGTTATGGGTGTTGTGGTTCTGTATTATCTCTGAAAAGAAAAAGTAACTTATCGAGATTGTTTTTAGAAATTCTACCCCATATGCCGGTGGTTGGTGATAATACATTTTGGGGGAAAGACCTTTTTGCACAGGCTTATAAACATTACAAATATACTATTTTTCCTTCTC